TACCAATCGCAGCAGTGGTGCTATTAGCTAACGGAGTGCTAGCGCTCCCTTGGCCAAGCACAAATGCAGTGGTGGCAATATTGGTCGTGTTTGTACCAATAGGCATAGTTAACGCGCTACCCGCGCTTGTCGCATAAGTTGCATTTGTTGCATTTGTGGCAGTTGCTGCACTCCCCGCAGCCGTTGCATAACTAACACTACCACTTGTTGGAACTGTTATGTCTTGTGTACCATCAAAGGATACGCCATTGATTTTTATTGGTGTGGTTAGTTTCCCAGCGCTTGTCGCAGTGGTAGCGCTTGTCGCAGTGGTAGCAGTTGTCGCGCTGCCTGCAGTTGTCGCGTAGGCTACATTGAAGCTGCTAGGGTCATAGATATATATGTTTGCAGCATCAGAACCACCTAATAACCATAGTGGTTGATTTGGACGACTATCCCAGTTAAATGTCATTGCTGTGCCGTCACCACCGCCAGCAGCAAGAGTGCTTGCTTTTGATGAAAGCGTAGAGGTAGTTGTATTTCCAGCAAACGATCCAGTGAATGTCCCATTAAATTCAGTTGCTTTAATTGTGCCAATTACTTCAAGCTCAGTAGCGGGGTCACTTGTTCCAATACCGATTTTGCCATCAGTTGTAACTGTCATTCTGGTCTGGCCCGTTGTTTTAAGACCAAGCGCTCTTGCTTCGCCAGTTCCGCTATTAGAGTTTCCAATAGTTGTAATTTGTGTAGTTGGATCTACATAGATTTCAAACCTATCATAGTTGGTGCCAGATGGTGGTGTTCCGAATTTAGGAGCAAACATTATGGCTCCATCGGAGTTACCGCGTAACACTACCGATCCGTTCACGTCAAGCGTGTCGGCCGGGGCGACTGTTCCAATTCCAAACTTTTTATTTGTGTATGCAGCGTCTTTGTTTAGTACAAAGTTGTTTGCCCACGTTAATGTTGTGGCAGGCACGCCAATCGGTGCGGCACTCATCCTGATGTTGCCGTCGGTGCCGTCTGAACCAAATGTTATGACTGATGCGCCACCGTCGAGTTCAGATGTGGACTTAGCATAGACAACAACTGTGCCATTGTGATAATGTCCAGCACGTATGTTAAAGTTGCCGTCGCCGTCATTCCATGAGATTCTTTTGTGCCCTTCGCTGTCAATTAATATGGCACCAGTCGTTCCTATGCAATGTAATGCAGCAGAAGTTAACGACTGAGCGGCAACATTTGACGAAGTAATTGTTCCAGTAAAAGCCGAATTAGATGAGGGTACTTTACTGTCTAGTTGAACTTGAATTGGACCTGTAACGTCATGTACATATCCAATTTCGGCAGCAGTAACGTCGCCAATAGATGTAGTGTTTGGCAACTCTACATTGCCGCTAAAAGTAGGACTTACTATTGGAGCCTTTTCATCAATTTCAGTCTGTATAATAGCTGGAATAGCAGTCAGCAAGGCGCCTAATTGATTTGCCGCAACACCAGCCTTTACTTTCTTATTTGTTCCACTTGCGCTAGACATCGTGGTGGTATCATCAACATCAATGATTTGTATAAGATCATTGGTCGTGATTGACTCACTTGGGTCTAGTGCTGTAATTTTAACTGACATAGTTATTATATTTGATTGTTAAAGTTTTTTATTTAAAATATTAGATCTTATTGAACTATTACTTATCTGTTATATTAAGATAATCTACTTAAAATTAGAGTATATGACCCACATATACTCTATTTATAATGTTATCGTGGTGAGGTGCCATAATCCAATCCACGACGTTGGCTACCAACCAAAAGCTTTTTACCGCCTTTATTTAATTTGCATACGCTACCGTGATTATTAATACCAGCCTCTATAAACGCGTGTGCTTCCGCCGCGGCCCAGCCTCCGGTGAGACTATTATAGTTATCACGACGATTTAATACTGCTATCCATTCGGTACCATTCCACCAATATAATCCAACCACGCCACCCACACCAAGAGTTGGGTAACCTATTAATAATCGGTCACCTACTGCGTTAAGTGACACGTTGGTTCCAAAAGCAAATTCATCTTTACTAATTTTTGTCCACGTAGTGCCATTCCACGAGAATACTGACGCGGATCCGTCAGTGCAGCCAACAGCAACAGTGTCACCTATATCATTAAATGATACGCTATGTCCCCATCCAGGGCTTGGAGAATTAAATATAGCCTGAGTGCCCAATAGACTCCATGCCGACGATATATATGAATATACCGAAATTTTTGCAGAGTGCGCAATTGCAATTCGGTCTCCATTCGCGTTAAGCGATACATCTTTAACTGTGGTTACAGTGATTGTGCTACCCAATAGATTCCAAGTGTTTGTACCTGAAACGTATGCATACACATCTACAGTATTGACTCTACATACAGCAACGCGGTCACCAGCAGCATTTATACTAACACTATTATTTGAATTGATGTATGATGGTATAATATTACCCAAGCGGGCCCATGTCGTACCTGATTTTTTGTACACATATATTCCACCATCTCTTTGTGTACTCGTGATAAACGTATCACCAGCATCGTTTAATGCAATTTTCCAACCAAATCCAGATCGATCATTTGGACTGTTCGGCGGATTTATATACGTTTTAGTATTTAATGCTTTGTCATATATGCAAACTTTACTGTATTGTGGGAACTTTGTATTAACGTCTACTGAAAGTTTATTAGCATGAACTAAATTTGACAAACCATACGCAACAATTGATCCATCACCATTAATGTCCGCGCTAAGCCAAGGCTTATCAATCATAGCGTCTGCTAAAATAGGGCCGCCCAACTTATCCCACATTCCCGTGGCTGAATTATACTGGTATACCTGCGGTGAGAAATTATTACTATTCGTCCCGCCGTCATATTGATAATAATTACTGCCGGAAATCAATACTCTAGTGCCCGCAGCGTTAATGCTAACCGATTTAGATGGATTTCCTCTGGTACTAAAAAGTCCATCAGTAATAGTATTACCATATTTTTCCCATGTATTATTATTTGCGTTCCATTTATATACAACACACCCACCATTATTCTGTTGGCTAGAGGCTGCGTCGCTAATTATTATCATTGACGCGTCTCCATTAAAATCACACATACCGCCATACCTGGCTGAAAGTTCTTGTGATGATTTTAGTACTGCTGTGCCAGTATTAATATTATACACCCGCAATGAAGTGAAAGTACTGCCAGAGATTGTAAAACCATCATTAGAAATTGCTGAATAGTAGCTATTGCCAGTATCAGTGGATAAACCAAATGAGTATGTCCATTCACCAGCTATTTTTTTATATACTAGCGTGTTAAATCCTCCCGAAAGCGGCGCGGCGGTGACTACTAGTACAGTCCCATTTTCATTTATATTACATGAAAGAAAACTAGACACTGTAGTAGGCATTGATATTGCTGTGATAGTATCATTTACCAAATCCTGCACAATTATATTGAATGTGGCGGCCGCCACGGCTGTATTTCCATCACCACTTAATGCGATATCGCGAACACCAGACGACGGTGTCTGAGTTAATGTAATTGCAGTCCAAGCGCCGTTAGCGAATCTATATGCTGCCATCTCCCCGGCCGGTGTCGGACTGGTTGAATTTAAGTATATAAATAATACCGTATTTCCGTCATGGCTTATTTGCACCTTAGCGCCAACATTACTACTTGCATTTGAAGGAATAATATCTCCGCCCTTTTGGACCCAACTTGAACTACTCCAACTATATACGCGTACAACTCCAACCCCAACTTTTGTAGATGACGAATGAAATGATTGCCCAACTACTATAACATTGCCATCAGCATTCATATCACTAGCAATCGCAAACGGCGAGTCCACCTGTGATTCCACGATCTCGCTATCAATATCACCATAATAGGCATTACCAGTAAATATATTCCCCGTTGTTAATTTTTTTCGACGTGTCCGGCTACTTGTTATTAAATTCTGATTCATACGTTATCAAATAAAATCCCATTCGTTCTGAGCTACCTTCTTAATTGCAAATACTTCGCCAGCAGTAATTAACGCTATTTGATCATTATTTACTGTCACCCCAGCTTTGCTGAAAGATAAATTTCCGCCGGCATCACGGTTATAAAATTTAATGTCTGTTCCAATTGGGAATGGCACAGAAGTATGCGTCGGTATGGTTATAACGGTGTTACTGGTGCCGGCAATTATTCTAATATAACTGCCGGCATCACCAAGTACTAACGTGAAGTTGCCAGTTTTGGGTATAATAGTATCATAAATTACTGGTGTAGCCCAACTAATACTGCCAGCGGTGGAACCAGCTGTCAATACCTTACCATTATTGGTGGTTGAGGTTGCTGGCACGTGAAGGTTGCCATCGCCAGTGGGATGAGTATAGTTTGTTATATCGCTGGTGAAGGCAATTATCTTGCGGGTTGAACTAACAGGCGTAAAATAAAGGGTGGGGCTACTGAATTCGAACGATCCAGCCACGGGCGTCGTCAACAGCGCAACGGCGGTCGGGATCCTGAGCGGAGCCACCGAGCTGGTTCCTGCCGGCAACACGACGGTTCCCGTAAAAACCGGGCTGGCGAGCGGCGCCTTGAGCCCGTCATTGCCATTGAGTTTGTTGATTGCCGTTAGAATCGTATCGCTCGTGGAAACTGTGCCTGCTCCAGAAACATAACCCGTCAGTGCTTTGCCCGTGATCGTTGCTGCGGAGATTGCCGTCGCGCCCTGCGTGCCGGTCACATCGCCAGCCAGATTGCCAGTAAAAGAAGTCGTGCTTCCCGCTGTCGTTGCGGTCGTCGCATTGCCCGTCAAAGGACCGCTGAAGGTGCCCGACGTCGTGCCACCGAGGGTCAGCCCAGATGCTAGTTGGGCGTTACCAACTACGCCAGCCCCAAGCGCGGAGTCGGTGAAGGCAATTGTCTTGCGGGTTGAGGCAGGCGTAAAATAGAGGTTAGTGCCGTCGAATTCAACTGACCCAGATGTGGACGTCCCCAACAGCTCGGTGCCAGCCGTGAACTTGAGCGGCGAGGCCGTCGCGGTTCCTGTTGGAAGGTTCACTGTACCAGTAAAGATCGGGTTTGCGCTATTCGCCTTGTTACTCAGGCTGGTTGAAATGTTACTCAGGCTGGTTAAAATGTTGCTTGAGGTTCCACTTAAGTGCCCTAACTCAGTGCTTGTTACTGGGCTCACCGCCACTTTACCGCTGGTGTCCGTAATTAATACTCGACTAGCAGTTAGGTTCACGGTTGCTATCGTCGATGCCGAACCCGTTAAAGTGCCTTGCTTGTCAGCTAAGGCGGTGATCGTTGCTGTCGATAGCGGCTTACTAAGATCGTTCGTGTTGTCAACATTGCCCAACCCTACAGACGCCTTTGAAAGACCGGAAAGACCCGCAGCAAATTGAGTAAAAACAATTGATTCTGTTCCCACTGCATTTTGTGCAGTGGTTAGAGTGCTTGTTACTGCCCAACCACTGCCTGCCTGAGTCAGGCCTCCATTTACAAGCACAAAACCGTTATTAATTTCGCCCGCTGTGTCAAAGTCAGTCGCTCGATTGGCCTCAGTGAGACCGGTAGAGTTTATGATATAGATACCATTTTCTGACGCAACACTTTGGTTTTTTACTAAGAGGCGATTGCCAGCCACAAGAGTTACTCCGTCAATACTGTTACCAGCAACAGTAGTAGATAGAGTGATTGGCGCAACTGTAGCGGCAACAACCGGAGCCGCTATTTTAAGCCCAGCGCTATTAAAGTCGGCGATCGATAACTTAAGGTCTAACTCGGTTTGTACTACTGGAGGCATTGTAGCGGTATTAAGTGCAGCAAGGCGATTTGCTAAATCTGTTGCAGTTACCCTTTTGTTTGTGCCAGTGGGATATGTTCCACTCGTGGCGTCTACATCAATAACATGAAAAAGATCATTTGCGGTTACATTAGCAGATTCAATTAGTGGTAATCCTGTAATTTTTACTGTGGCCATATGCTATATTTATAGTGTAATATTGATGCTGTAAATTAACCAATAAAGTCCCATTCTCGTGTAAGACCAGAGGCGACGATACATTTAATTGAAAATGTTTTGCCTGCCGCTACTGAAGATGCACCATTATCATGTATGGTAATGCTTTCTCCACCCCCAGCACCACTAGTATTTAATGTTATAGCTCCCGCACCTGTACAGCGTCTAAATGTAATAACAGATCCGACTATAATTCCAGTTAGCCCAAATGGTACAGTGAAAGTTGCTGCTGACATTCCATTGTATCTGATATACTTACCAACATCGCCACTGATGAGATCTCGTCCAGCCGTAACAGGTCCTATAATAGGCGCGGCAATACTTTGAGCTACAAAGGAAGTTGTAGCAACCTGTGTGCCACCAACAGCACTAAAGGCGGGGTTTGTAGCCAGTCTTACTGATCCATCAACGCCATTGACAGTTAGACGATCAGTTGGAGTTCCCGTTCCAGTTCTAAGGATTATGTTTCCGGTGGCATTATTTTTATGAATTATAATATCACTAGTACCAGTATCTGACAGGGTGAGTACGCCGTCATTACCAGAAGCGCGTTCAATTACAGCTTTTCCTAACGCGGTTGTTCCGGCCGAACTGTATATTTCTAACTTAGACAGTCCGACACCAGTTCTAGCATAGCCCAGTCGTATATTAGACTCTCCAGTAGTGATACTTGATCCGGTATCAGCATTTTTAAACTTGATGTCACCGCCATCAACGTCAAGTTTAACGCTTGGTGTTGTTGTTCCAATACCAACATTACCAGCAGAGGTGATGCGCATACGCTCAGTGCCTGTTTGGCTGCCCTTTGATGTTGTGCTAAATATCAAACGACCAGGCATATCACTGACATTTGGCTCTTCACTCGCAGTTCCAGTAGTACCGGCTCCATTTGCTATTGCGGTAAAAATATCACCAACCACCGGGGACGTTGCCGGTGGGACAGCGACCCAGCCAACTCCAGCCCAAACAGTGTTTCCAAGAGACACTATTCGATATCGCTTTCCAATAACAAATGAGCCACCAGTCACTGTAGCGCCAATATCAACTTCAGCGTGTATACGAGCCGCCTCTACTATTTTTCCGCCGTCTGACCCGCCAAATACAATCATACCTAAGTCGTCACCAGTATGTACTATAGCGTGGCCACCCTTTGTTGTGGCGCGTGATTTTATGAAGCTATGACGAGAAGCAGCAGCGTCAGCTGAAAAGCGTCCAAAGAGAGCTCCCGCGCTATCGTTTCCTAATGCAATAATTTGTACTTGTGGTGTGACAACAGTGGTTCCAATACGACTCTCAAACTGGGTGGCGTTTCCAATAGTGAGTGATCCGGTTGTGGTCGAAATGTCTCCGGTTGCGAAGGCCGGCGTTATCTTACTTCCCGCAATCGCTGCTGTTGTACTAATGTCTGCATCAACAATTGTGCCGCTTGCAATCATAGCACCCGTAATGCTGTTATTTGGAAGTGTTATTGTTGCTCCTGTACCAAATGTTACATTACCAGTAAAAGACGGTGAATCAAGCGGCGCTTTCGTTAGAAGTGAATTCGTTATTGTAGTCGCATAGTTAGCGTCGTCGCCAAGAGCAGCGGCCAATTCATTAAGTGTGTTTAAAGCTTCAGGCGCGGCGTCTATTATATTTAATAATGCGCCGTCTACATAGGTTGTAGTCGCTAGAGTTTGACGCACTTGGTTACTTTTTGTATAGTACAAGTCTGCACCATTAAACTCAATATTTCCGGCAATTGGTGTTGATGTCAGTGCGCCTACTACAATTTTAAGTGGCGCGCCAGCGGTTGTTCCTGGTCCAAGAGTTAATGTGCCGCCAGAATAAACTGGGTTGTCTAACTGATATTGTATGTTATTACGTAAACCGGTTAAAAAGCCAATCTCAGTTGCATTTACGTCCCCAATAGTCGTGGTGACTGGTAACTTCACGTTGCCTAAGAATTCTGGACTCGTCTGTATCTTTGCGCTACTTATTGACCCATTTCCAATACTATTAAAAAATGAAGATGTGAGGTCGCCTATACTAATAATAGCATTACTTCCATTCTCAGACATAAGCGCATTAGAGACGTCAATTATAGGTACGAGATCTAATGACGAAGCATCTGTTATTTGCGTAAGCTGTGAAAATTTTATGTCTGACATATACTATTATTTATATTGTAGTTACGAGTAGGTGTGTGTAATAGCGACGTCGCTACCCACTGTTTGTTCTAGTGAGCCATCAGTCCAACCAATACTAACGTCTATTGCTGCCGCCGTGGTAACTTTAAATCCAATTAAAGTAGACGAAGATGTTGTGGAAAAATCCCATAATTTATATGCGTCTAATATTTCTATATCAGTGCTAGTCGCCGCAACTAATCCAGCGCTATCACAAGCATACAACTTAACATTAAATGATTCAGGTTCTTCTGTGTTTAGAGTGTCTGGAATCGCAATAAGTGTAAATGACGCGGTACCATTCTTAATGACTAGTCCTCCCAATATTGGAGTCAAATCATTTGGAAGTGTCACGCTGTAGTATAGTGCTTCGGTATCGTCAACATTCGAGGTCGACACCGTAAATGGTATCGCTCCACCCTCAATTACGCTGTTTGCTGTTGAAACTATCGAGTATGTTGGAGCAGCAGTGTTATCATTTACTGTAACTGGTGCGCTATGAGCAAGTATTGGTCCAGTAGGTGATCCTTGACGAATCGTTGCCGTAAATGTTTGAGGTGATCCGGTTGACATATTTAACAGCGGAACTAACTTAAAGACGGCTACACCATTTTTTACAACGCATTCCCCATACTGCTGAGACACATTTGAGTCTGAAACGCCCCAATACAAAACAGTATCGTTTGGTATATATTTAGTGAGTGCATAGAAACGTACAACTTCATTTTCATTTAGTACCTCCTTATTAGAAAATAGGCTTGATACTATGCTAGGATTGATTTGACCTTCTGTGACAAATGAATCTATTACATTTTCTGTTATAAAATCATCTATGCCGTCTTGTTTTTCAAGCGCATGTCGATATATAAGTGATTCCTTTTCTTCAAGTGTGCTACCAACGTAATTCGGTTCTAATTCATCGCTAACTAATTCAATTAAACCTTCAAAATAATTTAAATCAGTGTCTTCGTATACCAGGTCAAGACCAATAAGTTCACTGTAGAACCATGGGTAGTATGATTGGTCTTTAATTTTAAAATTGACAAAAGATGAAATATTACTAAATACATTTCTTTTTGTCTTGTCCCAAACAGAGCTCGCTTCATCAATAGTCTTATCGCTTATTCCACATATAAGCTCATTTGGATCAAGATATTTTAACCACCCTTGATAGTTTGCGTATACTGTCTTATCTCGCAGGTTGCTATTTTGAGAGAAGATAGTGATAACGTAAGTCATTAGTCTTACATAGTCGTCTTCAGTGCTGCTGCTCTTTAAATATTCTAGAATTACAGTTAGTAGACGGTTATTACCCGATAGCCAACCTGGTTGATGCCTAGGGGTGTGGTAACCAATGACTGGGGGGTCATATACATTTAGCCAGCGATAACTGTCCTGCGGCTTTTTAACTGAGTAATCGATTAAATTGTTCCAGGTTGCACGTGAAATAAATTCGTAAAGTATTGCACTAAATAGTTTTAATCCAGCTGGGTGGATAAATCGTAGATAGTCATTTACCCAGTCTTCTTGTGGAAGTCGTGAGCGTATACGATATGAATATTTTTGCCAATATTCACCGTCATGTAGTTTATATAAGTCTGACGCAAATGATCTGTTATCGTCATAATTCCAAACTTCAGTATTCTTATCAATTTCGACCCAAGTTATAGGGTCTAAATCACTAGAACGGTAAATTCTTGAATAAGAAAAATCAGTATTATCAGTTAGATCCGTAACATCTTCAAGTGAATGAACAATATCTCCAGCTTTAAAAGTATATTCTGGAAAAGCCGCCACTTCAAATGTATGGTAATACTCAATATTTGTATTATTAACTATATAGGTAAATCCACCAGCTTTTTCTGTTACAATTGCAGTTACTCTGAGCTCTGCACCGCGTTCAACTTGCAACTGTGTATCTGCTTCAGTAGTAATACCAAACGTTGCAATATCAATTAAATCATCAAGTTCAGTGCGACTTTGTATTATGCGTTCTGTTGCAAATAAGTTTGGCGACGTCTTTTCGTCAATCAAAGAGTTACCGGGGATTAACACAGTCCCGGTCTCATCAACGATTTTAGTTTCATCAACGATTAATTCGTCTTCAAATACAGGCTTATCTTCTGTGATAGTGAGTGTGCTATAATCAATATTTTTAGTTTCAATTGGTGCGTTAATATCTGCATTTTCAAGTAAAGCAGATTGACCATTTTGTAGCATAGCAGACGATCCAGACTCTAAGAGTGAAAATCCAGACGGAAGCGGAGAATACTCAATATTGCGAGACACTATTTCCCATACAGCTTCGTCTGGCCAATTTGTGTCATTTGTACTAAAGATACTAAAATCTTTATACCTATAAACCCATCGATAAATTGGGTCCTCCTCCTCGTCAGCAATATTTGTTTTTTCAACATATGGCAAGTTGACGGATTGCGCGCCGCCACCATACGTCCATATATTCTTTTTAATTGCCTTTAGTGTTACTGAATATGGACCAATATCTGATAGCGGGAATGGTCCTATTTTATAATCTGACTTTATCTGCAGCGTAACTTTATTTGGATTTGTATATGTTTTGCGCCGAGTTGGTATATTAATTGGACTCCACTTACCTCGACCGCCAGACAAGTCAAAAAGATACTCGCGAGGATAGAATATATCTACAATTTCATCAAAGAAAATTTTAAAAAATGTATGTATACTGTCTTCTGACCCGCGAGTACGATAATACTGTATAATAACTCTGTACAACGTAACTTTATCAATTACACGACTGTTTGGTATATTTCGTCCTATTAAACTCTGTATTTCTGTTAAATACTTGTTTGATACAATATCAATATCCTTATCTCGTGTAATGTTTGCAATCTCATTTGATGGCAAACCGGTAGTATTTAAATAATCATAGTATAACTCAATAAATTCTATAATCGAAGTCGCTGATTCTTGCAAAGAAGGCGGATAGAGTCCAGCGACTCCAATAGACTCCATATTACGTGGACGAGAATTTGCTATACTTAGAAGCATATTTATCGGTCTCTATTAAATGTTTTGTATTCAACTGCCCGACTTGATCCTCCAACTGCTATTGTATCAACTTCGCCATACACATTTAGTCGTGTAGTATCAATTTGTATAAGTTGATTTCTCTTAGGAGCAATATCATTTGAAAGAGGTATAAGATCTAGGGTTATTTTGGTAGTTTCATCAGTGAGTATTGGGTCTAATTCAACAGTTCCGGTGCTTAATGTAATTGTTCCAACATTTGCTTCCTTTATAATTGGTATATTATTAGAGTCATAGTAGTATATGAATAGTGATCTAATATCACTTGATTTAGTACTTTCAGTGTCTCCTATGTAGTATGTCACTCCGTCATAATTCCAACTACTAGAATATGTAATAGAGACACCATTATCTACGGTAAGGGGAACACCATACTTAATAGTTATTTTTTCCGGGCGGTCAACAATAAAATATGCACTTTTAGAAACATAAATTCTAACATGTGAATTTAATATGGCTGGGTTTGAGCCATCAACTGTTTTTGTTAAAAATGAATGACGAAATACGCCATCAAATGAATCTAAATATTGTGTATTAAAATTAGATATTGCCTCTTTGACCTTAGTTTCAAGGCCAACCTTACTATACGTAGTAAGGTTTCGGTTATACTTAAACAACACGTCAAGCACAATATTTACATAGTCTGGATCAATTATTTCTGGAAATATAGAGAGTACTTTCTTATCTCGTAGATAAGTTAATATATCTTCCTTTTCGCCATTTGTCAAAAAGTCAGATTCCGTATTAACATCTTTATTTTTTCGGATTGAAACAAAAACTGTTCCATATCGTGGCGGGTCATTTTCTTCTCCGCCCCATACAGATATAGATTTTATATTTGGAAAATTTCCATATATTAAAGTTTTGTAGTCATCTGCTGTTACGGCACGATTTTGTGAGATATATTGCAGCGGCGCATTATATTTTATACTATTAGTTGATTCTCGCGTTGATCCGCCTCGCGCAGAAAATATAGTAACTGGGTTTGGGTTACCAATAATTTCAGTACTAGATAAAGAACTAACATAGTTGAAATTATTTGCTCCATTTGACGCATCGCCATCTGTAATCAGGTAATCAAGTTGTAAAATATTAAGGTTGTCTGGTTTTTTACCAATAACTCCATTACCAAATGATATTACATAGTTTCCATTATAATTTTCATACAAGAAATAAATTGGTGACAAACTATTAGTAGTGTTTATATCAGAAAATCTATAATATACTTCATTTATTTCTGATCGTCCATTTTGAAAGACTGCTACCTTTAATGTGCTTATATCTATGTTTTTGTCGTCTATAATATACTCATTATTGCTTTGTGCAGAATTTATTTGAATTCTTTTTGTTACTATTTCTCCTTGAAAAATATCAACATTTGACGCAGTTAATGTTCCCCTTGAATTTCTACGACAAACGATATCATACAGATTAGTAAATCTGTATGTTGTATTACTGCGCGGTTGATTGCTTATATTTGAAGAGAAAATCCCACCAGCTGGTAATATAAACTCATTTACATTATTAGTGCGGGGGGTTACTTCAATCGAAACCGTTGCCTTTGATGCTGCTGCGCTGCGTGGTGTATATCCAATCAATTTTGCTGCAGATACAACGTTTTGCCGCAATTGAGCAGAATCAATAAAACTCTCATTTACTGCCATGTGGGCGAGTATCGCGTTGTAGTGGGTGTTATGAGAAAGCACATCAACCAACATATTCAAACCAGAACCAGTATAGTCCCAATCCTTAAATGGACTGTCTTGCGTTTTAAAATAATCTATAAGTGATGCCTTTATGGCATCAAAATCTAATTCTGTGACTGCTACTGATTGTGTAGGAATTTCCATTATCGTATACGAGTTAAATATATTGTTATTTCAGAAGATGAATCATATGATGTTTCAAATTTAATAAAAACTTTATATGCATTTCTGTCAGAGTCATCGGAAACTGTAACTTCATAGTTACTTATTCGCGGTTCATATATATCAATTACGTTTTCTATTTTTTCTTTTAATTCCAGTTCAGAAAATATATCAGCATTTTCAAACAATAGGGCTGATATATTGGAATATACGTTTGGTTGAAAACATCGGTCATATTGATTAGTTAGTAACAAGTTTTTTAAACTTTGTTTTACTGAGTCAATATCAAATATTGGCAATATATCGTTATAAATTGGATGTACATTAAAACTATTATCAATATCTGAGTACAAATTTTTCCTAGCAACAACTGTTGCTCTGGAGTCATTGTAGTCTGACAAGTTACGGCTCATATTCTATTTATACAAGTTATTTATTTTCCAATACTGGCAAACAGCGGTGAAGACTTGGATAAACTTGCAGTCAGTGAAGACGAACTAGATGACGATGAACTAGATGAACTAATCTGTGATGCAGGTGTCAACGTGAGATTTGCGGGATTATTTTGTATTGCGTCAGCATTACTTTCTATGTCGCCCTTTATTGCATTTACTCGCTTGTTATAGTCATTAATAGTTTCAGATGACCATGTTGGGTTTTTAGTTAGAGTATCTTTTACGGCAAAATTAAAACCGCTCTTTAGTCCAGCTAGAGAAGCAATGTTTCCTCCAGCTAAGAAATTTCCAACAGCTGAAGCGCCAGTTGTTACTCCACCAATAGCATTTGAAGCGGCATTTATGCCAGAACTTAAACCGGAGTTTGTTGAACTTGAGCCAGCTGGTGTTAGTGCTGCTATTGTACCAGCAGCTTCACCAAGCATATCATACAACGAGTCAGAATCCAATCCACCCGATGACAGACTATTTCCAGTCATTAGTCCTGTTCCACCGCCCCTAGAGGCAACTTGGTCATGGTAATTGTATGCAAGTTCATGTACAGATGTGAGCATTGCAGCATATTCATATAAGCCAATTTCATTTCCTTCATTTCGTAAGGCATTAAGTTTATCATTATCTTTATTAAGCGATCCGCGAATTTGAAGTTGAAATTGATCATACTTTGCTTTTGCTTCTAAAGGTTGACGAAACACCGCTGGATTAAATCCAATAACTGGTTCTGGTGACTTTGTATTATCTGCCTTTACGAATTGAGAAATCGGATTGCCCGCCGCATCTAGGGCATTACAAAGATCTATGGCTCCATCAGCTATGCCTTTCACAAAGCCGCCAACATCTCCAATCGCCCCAGTGACAGCTGGAAATTGGGTTGTAAGTGATGCAACTGCATCATTTGCAAGTTGGCCAACTGCGGCATAGGCTCCGCTTGCCTCTAATACCATATTTAAAAATGCATATGGGTTGTTTTTGATAAATTCAATAAGAGCTAATATTTTTTGTACCGTGTTTATGAGTTCTAATACTTTTGTTATTAAGTTTATAATAGCTAGTCCTGGTATATAACTTAATAGAAGAGTGGCAACCTTTGCAATTACCGCTTTCATTAATTTTTGTGGTAAATTTTTAGCACAGTCAGCAATAGCATTTGCGGTTCCTGCCAAGCCAACAGCACCACCCACAAGTCCGCGTATATCAGTTTCATCTAGTATACTCAATACTCCAGTCTGCGCAAACTCTTTTGCTGTCATTTTTTCTGTAGATGAACCAGTAGATGACCTGTTGGATGACCCATAAAGTGCAGGCAGCACTTCTACCTCAAGAATATCTATTTTCCGCTGATCCACAGCGGCAGTGGCCGCTGCCGCGGTAGTAGATATTGGAATAATATTAAATGACGCCGTCTGCTTTCCGGTATAATTAAAATCGAGAGATATTGCAGTTACTGAATATGTGCCAATTTCTATTGGCGCAGCAAGTGGAGAAAGTACGTTATCACCAGTGTATTGCAGTCTTACTGGTACATTTTCGGGAACTGTAACATATTCTGGATTTAATGGACTTCCAGTATATGATATTTCAGTATCAGTAAATGTAATGGTCAGCAGAGCAGGCTCTATAATAAGATACTTGTATTGATTTATACGCGCTTCAGGATATTGTAAACCAGTATCATTGTCAAAATTTGGATCTGGATTGGGACCGGGAGCAAAACTAACTAATTCGATATTTGGAGTAGGTATGCCTGTTGGAATAACCGCATTATAATTTGTACTAAAATAACATTTATATGTTCCGCTATATGGCCCGGAAGTACGAACGTATGTAGCAGAAAAGGTATAGTCATAGCGACCGACATTTATCGGATCATTTGGCAATGCTTCTATTCCGCTATTATATTCTAATTCATACGTTATTTGATTTAATGGTATTTCTTGAATCTCCCATGGAATACGTCCACCTAGCGGCAAGTCTTCTGCCACCTGGGTAACTATAAAGATTGTATCAATTAGATCTATAACATCCTTTGTAGTTCCGTCGTATGTTTTTTCAACCGGACTCCACTTATCATACTTGCGTCCCGGTTCGTCAGCAAGTACAATATATAAAAATGGATCAATTTGTGCCATAATATTATCCAACCAATGGTATAGTAGTTAAGCCACTCATATATCCGCCAGCAGCATGCATGTGAGTATTTAAACCTCGGGTGCCAGCCAATGATCTAACGTCTCCAGTGGCAATTAGTGAACCCACTAATATAGTTACTAATGCAGTAGATATATTAGTATAAGTTGAAGTCATGTTTGTTGCGGCGAGTGAAGTTAAATTCAGTACTGTTGCACTGTCGACCGAAGCAGAGAGTCCACCAAGGGTAGCTGCTCCGGCTGGTGCTGATAGACTTACTCCAAGCGCTCCTGTTATGTCGCATGAACCGGTAAATGCCCCAGTATAACCACCGAGGACAGTTTCCTCAATGCTACCAATCACCATACTAATTACTCCTCCAGCTCGAACTGTATTACTTACACCATTACCAACTATACTATCCTTTTTACCAACAATATTTTCCGCTTTGTCGCCACCAACTTCATTTTTATATGATGCGCCAACCTTTAATTTATATTCACCTTTTACGGTTGTATTCATACTACCATTAACTTCTAGGTTGTAGTTTCCATTAACTGTTAAGTTTGCAGAACCATTTATTGTAATATTTGCGTCGCCAGTAATTGTTACAAAGTCACTTCCACAAACTGTGGTGTGTCGATCAGACACTACGACCGTAACCTTTGACCCATCAGGACGTATTTCACGAAATGTACCAGTCTTATGTTTTTCATGTATGCGTTCATTACCAAGCGTGTCATCAACTTCAAATATATGTCCAGCTCTAGTCTGTGTCACATGATTGTATGGATACACTGACTGATCAACTGGGAATGGCTGATTATATGTATTATTTGACATAGTTTACGTATTCTATATATAATTAAAATTAACTGTTATGTTGGCAAGGCAATGCCAAGTTGATCTCCAGTAAATTTCCCAGACTCTTTTCGGCCACGATATTGCGCCAGATAATTTCTGTCAAGTCCTATAGGTTCTATATGCCATGGCTCATATAGTTTACTACTTAACATTGGTCTAAATAAACGGTGTTTTGCTAAAAGACCTAGTTGTGCAGCTTTATTAACGTCTGCAGAATTAACATCGAGGGCAAATCCAAACCCATGATTGGATGTTCCTGGTGTTGCTGCATATCCTTTTCTAGCAGTATTATAAATCTGAACTTGTTCGTCATATGTTCTATAAGCGCTTCTTTTACCGGTTACAGTCATTCTTTTACCAGTTATTTGCGTGTATTCCGCTGCCATATTTTCACACCGCTGTCTAAATTCAGAATTTAGGCCAGCCATATTTGCGCCGTTAGTAACAAAATTAGATTTATTCTCAAGAGTCTTTGTATATACAGTGGCCGGTGCAGGTGGTCCTACAATCCCGCCTGCCGCTCCAGGCATAGCTTTGTCACCAAAGGCTGTAGTGTTTGCAGTATTTGCTATTGGCGCATCTCCCACATATTGAGAAGTATTTGTTGCGCTTGCAAATGAAGCACCAACAGAAAATGCGGATGCATCGCCTGGAACATCGGCCCCGCCACCACTTAAGTTTGTAGCTCCAGGTATTGTTGCAATTACAACTGGATCTTGTAAATCTTCGTCTCTAAAAAAACCAAATACCCAACTGCCGACCATTAATCCCGTAGCGCTAGTGCCTACCCCAGAACTACTGGCACTCGTAATTGGCAACATTGGCGTGGCCCAAGGTAATCTTTCGTCTGGTATTCTATTTGCATCGTCAAGTTCATGATACTCATAGCAGCGAACCTGCACGCGACCTGCACCAAGCGGATCGGCGATATTTGTTACAATAGCAGCAAACCAATGATCAATTCTCATGGATTTGAAATTTGTGGACGTGCCGGTCCAAAAGTGAGCTGCGCATCACCGGCGTTTTTTAGAACAGGACCTAAGCGGTTGTTGGGGTCATAGACGTCAATAGTCTGGCCAAAATTTTGTCCATTATAACCAGCTGGAGTTCTATCTTCATAATAACCGACGTGTTGACCGTTAACATACACCGCCGAACCAATCGCCGGTTTGTACTGGTTGTAAATGTCTGGGGAAAGCGCAACAGATCCCTCCCTGAGTAGGTTGTTGGCAAATCCCCTCTGCGCCTGCGTGTTGCTGTCTCCGGTGCTGTCATTCGCTTGACCATAACTAGTTATTTTAACCCCAGTTCCACCCCGTGTAGTGTTGCCTAAACTCTTGACATAATTATCGCGTTCAGAGTCACTGATAGTACCGTCGTTATTTGCGTCAGCGGATGGTGGTGGGTTTGTGATGCTAGTAATGCCTTCTATTCCACTTTTATTTGCTGTCATTGCTCCTGTTGGTTCCATAATTTCGCCAATTAGTCCTGGGACTAATTTAGCAAGTTTTAGTTTATTTGTATATATTCCTTCTGAAAAAATTGATGATGAAACAAGTATAATATATTTTCCAGAAGCAAGTGGGTCAGGTTCTGATGTTACTGCTTTGTCATTTCCCACCTTGGTTTTCATCACCTTTAATTCTATTTTTGATCCGGCTTGCATCGAAAAGCGACCATAAACGACAATCTCGTGTGTTGATTCATTTAACCTAGCTTGAAGTGCTCTAGCATATGGCAATTTGTCAGTACTTGACGTAATAGAGTTATAGTCTAGTCCACCACCCAGTGAACTGCTATTTGTGTGTGCGCTCACAATAGCAGAACTTGGTATGTTATTCATTGGTTCTGACGCAACCGTTCCATCTCTTTTCGTAATTTTATATTTTCGTGGAATCCAATCATTTTCTGCGTCTGGCGTTGCACTTATAAAGTCTGAAATATAAAATGACTTTGCTGTGAAATCTGTAATATTATATCGACTAGCATATGCTCCAGAATTTGCAGACTTTAACCGATCGAGTTTAATTGAAGACGTCATACTCAGTATTTTACTTCGCTCTTCAAGAGTATGCTTGCGGGTACCGGGTTCTTTAGTAGAAAATGGTCTAAAAGTAAATTTTGCTCGTAAAGGCCCTAAAGACAACTGTGTCCATGATGACATAAATATTTCTCCCGACTTGGTAGTATCACTATGTAAAAAGAATGGAGAGTTGCCATGAAATGATCGCGATCTCAACCATTCTGCGGCCTGTAATGGTCTCTGAATGTTTATAATTCCATCAAAGTTATTTTCTACTGTTCCATAAACTTTAAATTCAGTCAGACCTAAATCATCTTTAAAAATACTTTCTATATTTTTTTCTAAAGGTTGTCCTTGAAAAAGTGGTCTACATATCTTCATTAGGCTGCTGCGATATGCAAAATCCGATATTGCCAAAACAGTATAAATTTGAACGTCTGGAAAGTCTAAAGTGCGTGTAAGTGTTGGATACTCCTTTACTGAAAATGTGTGTTTAATTGTAGGGGCGCCGTCAATGACTGGGTCAAGTACATCAATTTCTATTTCAATATTTTCTTGGCCGCATATTTTAAATGCCTCGCCATTAACTGGCTCAAATAAATTTTGATTATCGCGTATCGTTGCAGAAAATGTTACTACTGGAGAAAATAATTCTGAAGTAATTGTAAATGATTCGACTAGGTTTCTTATATCTTTTGATATTCCCGTCGAACTAATTAAGTTCATTTTTATCACTTTAAACGCGCCAGGCGGTGTCACATCACCTTGCCCAGAATATCCCGATTTTGGAGTATTTCTAGTTGGTGGCGGCGCTTTTAAAGGAGTTGACATAGTTATAATAACTTATCGTTTAATTCTTCAAAATATTTATCAGAAAAGTCAATTATAAATTCTGGACGCATTGTTTTTATCGTACGCTTTGAGTCATTGAGTGACGTCTCGTAATCATAAAATGATGTTAGTTGTGGATTAATTATATTTGGATTTGTTAATATGTCATATGACGATAAAATATTGTCATCTGGGGAAAGGTACTGGTATGGCGCATTTGCATAATCACTCCACCTAAATTCTTTTTTTGCAACTCGTAATGTTTTTGAAGTAACATATGATTTCTTTGTTGTGGTACCAGCTATATGTTCCGCTATACCAATTGGATCATATTTCTTAATATTAGAATAGATAATATCAATCCATTCTGCTTTAAGTGCAATATTCTTATTTTCTGCATCAACAGAAGACAACCCATGTTCGCGTATAGTATCATCCCATGTTATTTTATACGCCATCGATTCATTTTCTACAAAATTTTCTCTAGGTATAGTATAAATTCGTGTATCGACTCCGGTACTTTTATTAATTTTATATATGTCACTTATAATACAATGATTACGACTAGCATCATACCTAACAAATGTTGAAGCATATACATCATCATCTGATACAAATTTCAAATATGGTGTATATTGTGAAGTTAATGGTATAAATGATATATCAAGTGTGCCAGTACCATTGAGGTCTTTTTCTGGTTCAACTGTTGGAAGTATGGATATTGATGAAAACTTACTATAATCGCGCTCTATCATTTTTATAAAATTGTGATACGAGAGCGGCCAAGATGATGTATAACCATCACGTAAAGAATTATTTAACACGAAAAACGTCCAATAATAAGAAGAGTCACCATAAAGCTTGTGTGAAACTATATCTGGTCTATCGCCATTATCTATAGTATAGTATGTATAGGGAGTGCTATCATCACCTATTTGGTTTGAATTTAGAATAATACCACGAGAAATATCAGTAAGTTCAAATATTGAACCGTCTGAGAATAAATCATAGTTTACTTTAGGATACTTTGAAAAAAATGACATTGTTTATTTTGGTAAAGTGCCTCGTGTGTGAGCTTTAGTTTCCATAAATTGCAATTGAATAGACGTTTCAAGTGGCGAACCATCTACCCTCCACATATTAGCTGTGCTATTAAATGTTGTACTAACTTCAGTTAAATATGTTTTTCCTATTTTAGGTATATCTGGTATATCGCCTCCGCCAGACAAAAACTTTATATCCCACTTTGGTGGATATTTTAATTGTAATTCATCTCCTTCTGGATACAGATTTAACCTAAATGCATTTACTATTTCTCTAATGTCTGCCGTTTCCGCCGCACTAGTAGAAATTAATTGAAAGACAAAAGAAAAGACTCGTGTATTTGTTGCAGTAAATTCTGTAGTTATGTTTTTATTTAATGTCGTTCCAGTACCAATACTAATTGCGCTTGCAGCCGTATCACCAATACCGCTTATAGTACTAGCGATTCCTTGTAGTATACTTGCAACAGAAGCATTTGATCCTGCTTCTTGTATTCCAGAAAATGTATTTGCAAGTGAAGCAGAATCTGCACCGGCCATCGAAGCATTTGCCGCAGAACCAGCGGCCCCCGCAATCATCTGTCCTTTAACTCCCAACTCAGCATTGTTATATGACGCCCCATCGCCAAACTGTAATGATCCCGGCATAGGTAACAGTACAATAGAAGAGTTACTTCCATCACATGAAAATCTAATGGTTGGTCGCCCAACCATTTTCTCTCGGTTGCTTGGAAAAGAAATAGTTGCCATATAAGTATATTTATATGGCAAAAAAGCATTATTATAGCGGTAAATATCGCGTAATACATAGAGAAAAATATGATGGTGACGCGTCTGGAGTCGTGTATCGATCACTTTGGGAACGTCAGGTTTTCAAATGGTGTGATGAAAACCAGGCAGTCAAATCTTGGAGTAGCGAAGAAACAATTGTACCATACCGATGCCGGTCAGATGGAAAAAGCCATAGATATTTTGTAGACTTAAAAGTAACATTTAAAACTGGAACTACATATCTTATTGAAATAAAACCAAAAAAGCAAACACAGGAACCGGTTGTCCGCGCAATAAAAACAAAAAGATATATTACAGAGGTACTAACCTATGCTAAAAATATATCAAAGTGGGAAGCAGCAAAAGAATATTGTGCTGACCGCGGATGGGTATTTGAAATTTGGACAGAAGACGTAATTAAAGGTCTTGGCATTAAGCTATTGACATAAAACCATTATAAATAGATATATGCCGTCTCTTTTTTCAAAGATACAATCTGACGCTGAACGTGCAGGGTTTTTGCCGCGCACTAAAGAGTCGCGTGACTGGTTCTTGCGTAAAATACGCAGTATAACAAACATACCCGCCACGAGAATACTAAATGATGATTCACTAGAAGTTAGAAGCAGACCTCTTATTGGCCGCATGTTTATGTTTTTATATGATCCAAAACATAAAGAGACATTGCCATACTATGACCGCTTTCCGCTTATACTCATGATAGGACCAGCCGAGAAAGGGTTCTATGGTCTAAACTTACATTACTTACCACCACGTCAACGCGCAATGTTTTTTGATCGTCTAATGGATAATATGAATAATAAAAAATTAGACGAGACTACACGATTCAGGTTGTCTTACAATATGTTAAGCAGCACTGCAAAACTACGGGCATATGCTCCGTGTTTTAAGCATTACTTATATAAACATATCGTCTCTAAAACAGTTGAGGTGCTTCCCAACGAATGGGAAATAGCATTGTTTCTACCAACAGATTCTTTTGTCGGTCAAAAGAACGTTTCAATTTGGCAAAAAACGCGCACATTAATCTAATATGTCATCTTCAATAACAGATTTTAAAAACGTCATTTTAAAAAATGGAGGATTTGCTCGTTCAAACCGGTTCCAAATACAAATTACTGACATCCCAGGCAGTGGTGGTATCGACACACAAGATTTAAATTTTTTGTGTGAAACTGTTAATATACCAAGCAAGCAAATTAACACTATAGAGTATGATAGAATAGGTATGGCTCGTCCTTTAAAAATACCAACAGGATATACTGAGGATGATGTTACCATGAACTTTAACCTAACAAATAACTATATAGTTAAAACCGCATTAGATGCTTGGATGGAAAAAATAATAAGCAGCGCGTCCTATTTACTCTCGTATGATATAGAATATAAACGAGACATATCAATTGCGCAACTAGATGAAAACAACCGCATAGTTTATGCTGTACAACTAGTAAATGCTTATCCCATTTCAGTGGGTTCAATTGACTTAGATAACAGCGCCGAATCAAGTATCTCGAAAGTAACTGTCGTATTTACATATGACGAACTTAAAACTAAACCAACCTCTTGAAGCTCAGCTAAAACTGCAACAATTGATGATAACAGTTTCAGCCGAGGCAATATCACTTTAGCCTAAACACAAAAACAAAAACTATATAATAAATAACATTATGCCATTACCAACACTTGAATCGCCAAAATATATATTAACTGTACCATCAACGTTGCAGTCAATTGAATACCGCCCATTTCTCGTAAAAGAAGAAAAGATACTACTACTTGCACAAGAATCAAATAACTCAGCTGAAATGATTTCAGCTATTAAAGAAATTATACAAGTATGTACGTTTAATACTATAAAGACTGAGCAGTTAACTTCGTTTGATCTTGAATATATTTTCTTAAAATTACGAGCAAAAAGCGTAGGAGAAATTAGTAATATTAAATGTAAGTGCGAAGATTGTGAAACATACAATGAAGTTTCCATAAACATTGATGAAATACAATTAGTTTGGCCTAAAGAAAAATTAAGTAATAAAATTATGCTAACTGATAAAATAGGCGTAATTTTACAGTTTATTAAAATAAATGATGTGCCTGCAGTTGCAAGTGACTCTGACGTTAATATGGATGTAATAACAAATATGATTATTGCGTCAATCGAAACAATTTTTGATGACACTGGAGTTTATAGAACTGATGAAACGTCACATGAGGAATTATTAACATTTGTTAATAGCTTAAATCGAACACAACTTTCTAAAATAGAACAATATATCGCGCAGTCTCCTAAACTTCAACATCCTGTTGCTTTTAAATGTAGTGGCTGTAAAAAAGATAATAATATAACTCTTTCTGGAATACAATCTTTTTTCGAATAGCCCTCTCACATGAATCATTAAGTAATTATTATCAAACTAATTTTTCACTACTTCAACACCACAAGTATAGTTTAACAGAATTGGATAATATGTTGCCGTGGGAGAGGGAGATTTATATTACGCTATTAATAAATCATATAAAAGAAGAAGAAGCGAAAGCAAAAAATAAAAAATGAACGAAAATACGACGCTAATACAGGTAGTAAAAGAATTACAAAGTTCCAATTTGTCTCAAGAACTAATTCTTGATACAATTGATGACTATAATTTTACGTTAGCGTCAGCTGCTGCGAGAGAAAATATTAGTGATGTTCCGGTCTTTTTAGAAAGACTATTAAATATTGCGTCAGATTTAAAGAAACAATTAAGTACATTAGTAAGGTTAAATTTAGCAAATGTAAATAATACATCGTCAACAGTCGCGAATAATACCTCGTCAACAGCCGCGAATAATACGTCAACAATCTTAAATGATACGGCATCGTCAATCTTAAATAATACCTCATCAATCTTAAATGATACGGCATCGTCAATCTTAAATAATACCTCATCAATCTTAAATGATACCTCGTCAACAGTCGCGAATAATACGTCATCAATCTTAGATAGTATATCGTCAACAGTCGCGAATAATACGTCATCAATCTTAGATAGTATATCGTCAACAGTCGCGAATAATACGTCATCAATCTTAAGTGATATAGCATCGACTATTACAAGTAATACCTCATCAATCTTAAATGATACCTCGTCAGCGATTACAAGTAATACCTCATCAATATTAAGTAATACCTCAACAATCTTAGATAGTATATCGTCATCGATTGCGAATAATACCTCGTCAATATTAAGTAATACCTCGTCAACAGTCGCGAATAATACGTCAACAATCTTAGATAGTATATCGTCATCGATTGCGAATAATACCTCGTCAATCTTAAATGATACCTCGTCATCGATTGCGAATAATACCTCGTCAATCTTAAATGATACCTCGTCATCGATTGCGAATAATACCTCGTCAATCTTAGATAGTATATCGTCAACAGTCGCGAATAATACGTCAACAATATTAAGTAATACCTCATCAACAGTCGCGAATAATACCTCGTCAATATTAAGTGATATAGCATCGACTATTACAAGTAATACGTCGTCAATCTTAGATAGTATATCGTCAGCGATTGCTAACACTTCGTTAATTGCAAACAATGCTTCACCAACTTCAAATAACACTTCGTTAATTGCAAACAATGCTTCGTCAAGTGCGAATAACACCTCATTAGTCGCAAATAATACCTCGTCAGGTGCGAATAATACCTCGTCAAACACTAATACCAATACGTTAAGCCGGAGATCAAAGGCTGCTCCTAGTACCAATACGTTAAGGCAGATACCAAAGGCTGCTCCTAGTACTAGTGTTGGCAATATACAATTACCAGACTTTAAAAATTTAGCAAAAGGGGTAATGCTAAAGGCAATACCGACTTCGCTTATTAAATCTTACGTTGGCGGTATACAAAAATTAGTTGACGAAGTTTCAAAAATACGAATTGACAAATCAACTATAGAAGGAATAATAAAACCGTTGAATTTGCTGTCATCAGCTATTGATGGCATTGCAAATATTAACTTGACTAGAGCTATGATAGGCTTAGTTAAATTTAAAATATTCAGTAAGGTGCTAATGATAGCTTTTAAAGGCGCAGCCTCACCAGAAGCCACTAAAAATTTAAAACAGCTTTCTGCCGCCCTGTCTCCGTTAGAAAAGATTGGCGAGTCATTGACTGCATTTGCAAATATAAAATGGGTTAAAACTCTTTTATCAGTAAAGGCATTAAAGTTATTTTTAGGTTCACTCTCTAAGTTGCCTATAGAAATAATTAAAAAATTTACGGATGTAATTAAAAAAATAGCGAGTGGTATTGTTAAGCCAATGAAACTAATTAGCGATTCAATTGGTTATTTTGGCGAAAAACTTGGAAAAGTTTCTGGAGCATTAATTAAGGGCGCTTTAGGCATATTGGCACTGAGTGCATCAATAATTCCACTTGCATATGGGTTAAAAATGCTTAAAGGAATAGAATTAAAAAGTGTAGCAATTGCTGCTGGTGCAATTACGTTATTGACCATGGTCGGAACAAAGTTAGGCAAAAATCTTAGTGGAGTTTTAAAGGGTGCTCTTGGTATTGCTGCGCTCAGTGCAGCAATAATTCCACTCGCCTACTCACTAAATTTACTTAAGGATATTGATTTAAAAAGTGTAACTATTGCTGGCGTGGCCCTTGGCGGATTGGCACTTGCTGCATCAGCACTTGGTAAAAATATGGGTATGGTTTTAAAAGGCACTCTCCTTATTGCAGCTCTCGGTGCATCAATAATCCCATTGGCATACTCCCTTAAAATGATTCAAGGAGTAAAATGGGAAACTTTAGGCATAGTTGCTACGGCAATTACTGGACTTGGACTTGCCGCAGTTGCATTAGGAATTCCAGCAGTAGCAGGTCCAGCCGCGATTGGTGCTCTTGTTATTGCTGGTCTTGGAGCTGCATTAATTCCACTTGCATACTCGCTTAAAATGATTCAAGGAGTAAAGTGGGAAACATTGGGTATTGTCGCCGCAGCTATCACCGGATTAGGACTGGCTGCAGTTGCATTAGGAATTCCAGCCGTAGCCGGACTCGCTTTAATTGGTGCCGCGGTGATCGCAGTACTTGGAGCAGCATTAATTCCGCTAGCATACTCATTAAAGAAAATAAGTGAGGTTGATCCTAAAGCCCTATATAATCTTGGCCCAGCAATTGCATCGTTAGGTATGGGGCTACTTAAGGGCGCTCTTGGTTTAGCATTGGGCGGGATCGCTCTAATACCATTTTCGCTTGGTGTACTTGCACTCGGAGCAGCAACTGCTTTAGTTGGAGACGGTCTAGGAGATTTCTTTGAAAAATTTACATTGTTTTCAGATGGGTTAGATCCAGCAAAAATATATAATTCAGCGGTGGCCATTACTGCACTTGCACTTGCGATTGCAGGATTTGGCGCCGCTCAAGCTGCCGAAGGATTAGGAAATTTAGTTGGAAAACTATTAAGGTTTGGTTCTGATAGTCCACTAGAACAGTTTCAAAAATTTGCGGCTATTGGAGAAAGTTTAAAGTCTGCGGGCGAAGGCGTATTAAATCTATCAAAGGGAATAGCTTCATTGGCTGGACTTGGAGATGAAATTGAGGCGCTAGATGAATTCCCAATTGATAAGATTGAAAAAATCGCAAAGGCCACTTCAACAAATAGCTTTTCAAATATGTCTAATGAGCAAAAAGCTTCGGCAGCTGGTTATGGTTCATGGGATGAATATGAAAAAGCAAAGTTTGCGTGGAAGGGGAAAGATAAATTTTCAAAGATGTCTAAGGAGGAAAAAGCTGCGGAAGCGGGCTATAAATCATATGATGAATATGAAAAAGCAAAGTTTGCGTGGAAGGGGAAAGATAATATACAAACAATTCCGCCAACTACTGGCAATATGTTAGCAACCGCTGGAAATATTTCCAACGTCTCTCCAACAATAGTAGTAAACAATAATAGTGGTGGAAACGTGAGTAACGTCAGCAGCAGTAACGTTAATAACAATGCGGCTCCAATGATGCCAATAGTAACTGGTAGCGCAATGGGTTATTGATTGCTTATTCCATAGTAGACAATATCATCAAATTCTTCGGGTGTCTTTACACCAAAAAAGCTGTACATAATTTCACCCCGTATGTTATAACATATAGTATGAGGTACACCCGCTATTTTATATTCAAATATAAGCGGTAGATTTTCTTCCACGTCAACGTCAATAATCTCTAGACGGGTTGGGGTGCGATCACAATATTCGCGAAGCGTTTGTATGTGACGCAAACAGTCTTTACAGTTTAAATATGTAAATACTTTTATTAGAAATATCATAGGAGTATATATGAAAACGGGGGATAGAATTGCTCTATCCCCCGTTTAATTGAGCGTTAATGATCAGCCGCCTTGCGCGAGTTTTGCAAAATAGCTAAGTGACTCATCATCATCGTCATCGCTAGTTGACGCGGCAAATGTAGACTCCGAACTTGTATAGGTTTGCGCTGGTTCAGTAGACTTACCGACTGCTGCTGCAGCAATGTTAACACTTGCTGGTTCGGTTGAAGAGCCAGCAAGCGCATCAGCGCCAAGCACCTCGACAAGTTTACGTTTAAGATCAGCATATGACTTGTAATTTGACGGGTCAGTAAAGTCCTTCAAAGAGTACAACGAGTTGTAAACTTTTTCAAGCTTTGCTTCATCTGCTGCAAAGAGTTCAGAGACACCTTCAAACTCCGACTTGTCGTAATTACGATAGCCTTCAAAGTTACGGATCTTCAACTTAAAGTTTGCACCAGCCCAAAAATCAAACGGGTTGATTGGGGACTCGTCTTGAAACTGTGGTTGCATAATATCCATAATCTTATCAAAGATTTTCTTGCCAAACTTGTACAAGAAAACTTTGCCTTCGTTGTCTGGATTTGACGGATCGCTAATGACTAGAATATTACTAATGTAATGCAAACGACGCTTGCGTTCACGAGCAATTTCCTTGTCTTTTTCATTACCACTGTTCCAAAGTACGCTGTTAATTTCGCTTACTGGATCGGGCTGGCCAATACTAGTAAGGGAGTTTTCAATGTACCAACGACCAGTAGGTCCCTTAAAACCATGATCCCAAAAGCGAACCCATGGGAGGTCTTCACCTTCAAGGGCAGGCAAAAAGCGAATCACGGCATAACCGTTTCCAGCTTTGTCTACAACTGGGCTCCACAGACGATCATCGCCATAGGTTTTAGTTGTATTAATTTTTTCAGCGGCTTCAACAAGTTTATTGATACTAGTTGAACGATTTTGTTTTAGTTTTTCAAATGACATATTTTCGTATTGCAGTGTATTGTTTGTATTATTGTGTTGTTACAATAACCACTTGGTTATTATAACCTATTTTCAAGGCTTTGTAAATGCATTTATTACAATTTCCTGAAAAGATTTTTGTTGTAACGGTAAGTTACGAATAAATTGTTTATAGCCTTTTACCTTTAGGGTTAATTCTCGATACATCCCCATTGGATCAATTACGTTTTTATTTATGCGACCAGAATAGTTGCATAATATATCAAGTGCGCAGAGCGACTCTAAAGAAATTTTTCCCATCATGTGTAGGTCATAGAGTGGGATTTGCGAATGTTGCGGGCGCAGTAACGCATCAAAATTTTCCACATGTGGAGCGACCGAGGTCATTTCTTCTTTAAAGCTATACTGCAGTCGCTGTATTTTAGAGGTCCATAGTGTGTATGCTTCGTCAGTCATATTTCCAACCCATTCATTGCCGATGAGTATATTTGCTAAGAAAAAGTCTATAACTATTTTCTTTTTAATGTAACGACGAGCAAGTTTTTCAAAGAAGTAACGATCACGCCGGCACTGAAATGTACTTTCCTTTAGGCGCGGCCCCTTAAAATTAAACTTAAAGGCATCATAGTTACTTTCGCCAAAGTGTAGCTTCATGGCCATATAGATTGACCACGTTTCAAAACCAGATACTCGGGTGTCTTCAACTATCATGCGAATAATGATGAACTTCTAGGCAATAAGTTATTACGCTGAGCTTCAGCTTCAAGTTTTTCCTTTAGGCTACCAACTACAAGTTTGGAAATATCTTCTGGGTCAATCTTCAAGTCATCGCAATAGTCTATAATGGCTTCGAGATATCCCATAGACTTGTGACGGACTCGGCGTTCAATATCAAGAGCAAACTCTTGCTTTGTTAGGATTTTTACTGGTAATTCTTCAGACATATTAGATTTTGTGTTCAACTACTTTTAAGATTATGATTTGTTCGTTTATGCGCCCATTTGCTGGCTTTTTCTTTACTGATAAGTTAACAAACAATTTTTCAAGTTGTTTTGGTGTAGAACTTAAAATACTATTTAGAATTTCTTGTGGTTTACGCAGTGTCGCGATAAAACTATTTGACTCATCAAATCCTTTTAGTGAGGTGCCTTTTACTTCAAACCCAGCGCTTCCTTTTGCAATATACACTCCAAGTTGGCGAGTCTTTGTATTAAATACATAGAGCCGTTGCGCCGTTGGAATGCGTGATGGGTTAATGCTGTCAATGTTATATTCAACGCTATTAGTTTGATACTTTAGTTTAGAAACCTGTTTGCTTGCATCCTTAACCTTTTTGGTTCGTGGCTTGCGCATACTAACCTTGATTCGCGCATGAGAGTTAACATCGCCAATCATAACTTCAATGTTCTTCACAATCTTACGAAGGTCTGCCCGAGACAAGTGGTTATAGCCTTCAATAAGCTGTGGATCTTCTTTGGTGTATGCGCCATTATATTCAGCGTGTATAGCATTTAGCCACTCAAGAATATATTTACACCCCTGAGTTGGAACCTTACCATCGCGTAAGTAACTAACGAGATTTACTGTAGCAACCTCGACGCTGGTATCACACCATGCATCAATGAGCGGGTCTAATAGAGTGCCAATAATTTCCTTTTCAACTTTACTCCTAATGCGCTCAAGTGGTGATGGGACATACGCCTTGGGTTCACTATTTTCCTGAGCAGCAGTATATTTAGCATTATTAAGAATGACCAAAGCTGCATTAATTTCACTCTTAGCAATACTACGGTCATCTTTGGGAATTGGTGGAGTCTCATGACCAGGGAGCGCAGCATAATACTCATGTGCGTCTGGGTGAATGCTTGGCATGCCGTGTTCGAGACACCGAACGAGTTTACCAACAGTACTAGGCAACACATTTGGATGTGCCTCTCTAATCGCATTAATTTCGGTTTGTGTATAACCTTCTTTTTTCATCCAAGTCAGCACCAATGGCTTCATTGAAGTTGCGTCAAGATAATAGTTATAGAACTGCAATGCGCGAAAGCGAGTGCGATAAAACTTTTCAGTGTCCCACTTTTCCCAGCCGTGCCAGTCTGGCTCTTCGCCAGTCCATTTGCTATCAGGGGCTAATACGCGCCCAGCTTTAAATTGAGTACTCATGCGTAGATAAATGGAACTGCACTCGTGACAGTATCAATATTAATTGACCGCCAACCTTCATTCGCAACGTCATAGACGCGTAGCGGAGAGTCAGATGCATCACTAACAATTCCAGTTCCCTTAGGGGTGTGTTCGCTTGGAATATCAACCGGACATAGCGAGGCAATCATTTCGCGGATTGTACCATCCTTCTTAGTAAATGTTACTGCATGAGCGCCAAGTTGTAGGGCAGCCTTAATACTTTCTTTATTCAATTCAATTTCCATATGATATATTATACATTAATTATTTAAATATGTAAATGACAAACTTTAATTCTTTTTGTGCATTTTCCAAGCCGCCACCGTATGTTTAAATGGCTCGCCTTCAATTTCCTCTACAAGTCGAAGCATTTCAGCAGCAACCTCTCTAATCTCTTTTTGGGCGTGTTCAGAGTTGCGCAATTTCAAAAAGTTCGCAAATGCCCGCATATTAAATGATATATCTGCTTGAATTTGAGAATTATAGGTCTTGAAAAATCGAGCACTTTCTTTAGCGCGTACGCGACCAAGTATAGGCTCAAGATCTTTTACACATTGATGATAGAGATCGTTGCCAATTCGCGTATACTCTTTAAGAATGTCTGGCCAAGATTGCTGAGTTGTTGCCCAAGGGAAATCTGGGTTAGGGCCAATGTCCTTTGATGGATAGGTGTCATTCCAGTCTTCTGGAATATAATACTTGTCTTCTTGAAGTTCTTTATACCGCGCAGATTCTGCATTCATAGAAGAAATTCTGTGTTTGAGCAGATGAATGTGAGAGGCAATTTCAGTGTCTACTAGAAAATGGACTATTCCCTTTTCAAACGGAGTCTCATGTCCGTTTGACCACAGCATATCAATGAGGTGAGGGATGCGGGAAATTTTCGAGTCATTTAAGTCACGCGAAGTACTCGTCCATGCACTGCATGCAATAGTTTCATCTGATCCATAATGCCCAATTAATTCTATTTTATTTTTCATAAGTTTAGTACCAGTAGTCGTCGTCAGAAGCGTTATAAACAACACAAAAGACTATAAAAGTTCCCAGCAAAATTGCTAGTAGTATATCAAACATATCCTTAGCGTCCAGGCTTGGATCCAATTACCACCTTGGACGAATATTCTTCGCCGAAATACTCGAACGTCATAGAGTCTCCGTATGGCGTCTCCTCAATATCGAGAAATTTAGTGTCATCGACATTTACCCACCCATGCTGAGTGTCGGTGTATACCCAAGCGTTTTTCATTTGCTTAATATTCGACTGCATCGTTAGCATTTTCAACTTTTTCCCATCCAATAGGTTTACATTTGTAAAACGTATCATTCACTAAAACAACGTCACCATTGCAAAGTGAATGCATTTTTGCGTCTGCAAAAACCTCACGTACAAATAGCTGTTCCTCGTTGAGAAAACTGTGTGGCGCATTAGTGGCTTCAAACAACCATTCCAGAATGTCTGAGGTCTCGGGGCAACACTTAAATGTAACATGGCGCTGGCGGTCACTGGCATCATCCGCAAATGGGTTGCTTAGGCTGCGATAAATACTCACTGTGCTTGTTTCGGAAATAGTCATTTTTGTTTTCGTTAAATTTATGATCGTTTAGCCCAAGATTCGTGCAAGTTCTTCTTTATATTCACGCATTGCAGCTTCGGCATCAGACACCCACCGCGAGAGCGATTGTTGATTGAGGTAGCAAACCATTACACTATTGCCTACTTGACCAATCTTTTCGTCAAGGTCCACAAAGTAAAAATACCCAGCTCCTCGACGTCCGATGATTTCAATACCTAGGTGGCGAATGGCTTTATTAATGCGTGCTTTTGTCATACTATTGCTTACATAGTTATTCTATCATAAACCGCAGCAAATGTACACAACTATTTTCACGAAAAGTGACTTATTTTCACCTTTTTAGTCAATTCCAGCCCCAGATCTTAGGCGGATCAAGTATGGGAAGCGTGGAATGCCGTCGGGCGTGAGGTTGAAATATTTGATTGTGGCATATGTTCCAACGAGGGATGAGGCTCGAGGGAGGAGTTCCTTCAGGAATTCGTGGGATCCCTTGATGTTTGAGCGAAAAGTCACGCCATCTTCACGTTTCATTACGGCATAGCCCGCCATTCCAGACTTATTTCCGTTGCCTTCGTGAATCCCAACAATTTCATATTCCTCGTCCTGAAACTCCTTACGCTTGAGCAGGGTAGCCGAGCGCTTAAACTCATATGGTTTATCAATACGTATCATTTGACCCTCAAATCCGTCCTCCATAAATTTACCATAGAGGTTGTCTAATTCTAACTTAGTCGCAACCTCGTGGGTGTCAACGAGAACAATGCTGCCTTCGTTAAGGTTGAGTTGATCGTATGCTTCTCGAATAAATGCCGTACGTTGCTTAAAACAGCGAGTTGAGTCAGCGACATCATACCACCAAAACTCGATAATTTCAGAGGATTCGATAATGTCTTCCAGAGTCGGTTTAGTCTTTTTAATCAACGAAGAAATTTTGTTGAAATCGTCGTGCAAGCCATGACAGTAAAGTTCGCCATCTAAAATGAGATCAGGATAGCGCTCAAAGAGCGGAGCAAGATCAGCTAAGATATGGGGGATTGTCAACCACGGTTTTCCGTTGCGCGTGAATGCCCCATGACGACTAATCACTGCTCGCATGCCATCAAGCTTTGGTTGACAAAAGAGTGGAAACGATACCTTTTTCTCGACATCTTCCCACTTTTTAGCGAGCATTGGCTCGATATAGAAAGACTGATCAATGTCGCCAATTGACTCGAAGCAGCCACTCTCATTTTTCTTTTTCCAAAGTGCAGTTGCTTCAAAAAGTGCTTGAGCTGAAATGTCGCGCTCATTGGCTCGGCCGACATTGGTGGCTTCGCATGTGGTCCACAGTGTGGTCACAATCTTGCCTCCAACCTTGCCATGATGGGTACGACACCGCCCATCTTCGATTTCAATGGTCCATTCTTGAACGCTACCGGTCGACGTGCGACTGTATAGTGTAGGTAATTTCATTAGTGGTGGTTGTATATGCGTACTGGGGTGCCATTCCAAACTCGGGCAAATCCATATGTTCCCATGTCAAGCGCTTCGCCCTTTAGGCGTTTAGTCATTACTTTTCCCATTCTTGACTGGGGGTTTGGGATGCATGTGCCGTCATCCCAATTTCCAGTGTTGAGTGTATCGATAAATTGCGCAACTTTTACGCTTTTTGGCGTAAAGCCGACGACCTTATAAAAGGTTGCAATACGGGCGTCATAGCCAAAGATTGATACTAGAGTGTCTCCAATTTTCATATAGTTATTAGGTTAGAATTAGCGCATACCGCGGGAATATTCCTTTTCGCGAAGCTTATGATAGGTTCGCTCAAGCGTTCTCAATCCAGTATTGATGCATACAATCCAACCATCAGGCTGGCGAGTAAACGTCCAAGCGGCTCCGACGCCAAACCTACCACGTTTCATGAAGATGCCGAGGGCTTCGGCGGGGGTCCGACCGAGAACAGTCACTTCTTCACCAGTTTTTGTCTTTACGATGTATTCTTTATCCATATTAGTTGCTATTGCTTACATAGTCATTATAGCATGAAATCAGGGCTTTGTACACATTTATTTTCGAAAACGTGCATTTTGTGTGAAAATAATGAGTTAGGACAAGACCCACACGAGTATTTGGAGAACTATTAGGATCCACAATGTGTGGGCAGCAAGTTTTTCAGACAATTCGTCATTAACTGAGTATGCTGCCATATTTAGCATAATTACGCCAATCCAAAGTAAAATATCGTTTGGGTAGAGCCCGCAAATTTTCCCAAATAGGTGGCTGATCCAAATTGACGGCAACAGCCAGAAAATTCCAAACCCAAAGATCTGTACTGGAATCGAGTATTTAGGAGATTCTTCAGTATTCTTCTGAGGCATAAAAATTAGCGAGGCGGAGTTGTTTAGCGGTACGTTCCTCTTTTTCGACCAATATTGTGTTGATCTTATTTGTAGTCGAAGAACAGGTAATGGTTACACCAGCCTGTTCCTCGCTAATGGCGTCCTTTTTCGTAACTTCATATGTTCCCTTTTGATAGTCATGAAAATATCCAGTAACCCTATAAGGCAAACCGTCTACAACAACAAAATCGTTGAGGGATTGGCCATTTGAAGCAATGAAGTTAATCGCCTTTGTTAGTTTTTCAATGTTTGTCATATTGTATAGCGTATGGTGGGTCGTGCAGGAATCGAACCTGCATTGGCGGATTAGAAATCCGAAGTCCTATCCGTTGAACGAACGACCCAATATTAGATTTATTTATCGATTTCTAATGACGCGCACATAGACGTCAATAGTTGCAGCATCAGCAATGGCAATACGCTGATAGGCGCCAGCACCAAACCATCGGTTCTTATTCTTTTTTGCTGAGTCACGATAACATTGAGCATTGGGGTTATTCTTGCCGAGACGACCAAAGAGATCAACCTTGGCGGTGTGCCTAATAATATTAGGATCCTTCAATGACTTGATCTTTTCCTCAAGGTTCCAAATGCGAATTTCCTTTCGAAGTTGAGCAATTTTGTCATGACCCACAGTGTCATTTGTGGTCGTGAAGCGATAATTGTGTGAACGTGCGTTGTTTGTCATAGTCATAATGTAATAGTTGGCTTACATAGTCATTATAGCATGAAATGCATCACTTGTACACAACTATTTTCATAGATGTGAAAATAGGCCCCGGACGTATACCCCGTATATAGAAAAATAGTCTGTTTTAGAAGTTTTCCTTGATAATTTCACGAAAAACTTCGCAGTCAGTAAAGTATCGATCAAATGAATATACGTGACCGTCATAGAAAATAAAGGCAATCTCGCCTAAAAACATGTGTGTGTAAAATACTGATCCACGATACTCAACTCGTTCAGCAGTATTTACGTCTTCAAGAAAATCATCTTTCCAATTCTCTGGTTCTCCATTGTGCGTATAATAATCCTTAAACTTATCTTTTACGGCTACTGCGCTTCCACGTAAGATACATTCATACAATATATGGTCCTTAAAGTTATTTAGAGATATAGCAAATTTATCCATATTATTTTCTATTAATTCTAAACGAAGCTGCGAGGGTGAGGAATAGCCCTCCTAATAGACCGTATGTATTATCAAGTGAGTCGATCATTAGGAATATTCCTGCTACAAGTGTCATTGTATCAGATAAATCAAATGAACCGTGTTTGTTGTTGGGTGGGGTAGACATAATTAGTTATATTATAGTTGTGGAATATCGCGTCTCAAGTAACGATAAAGTTCAAGTGTTTTTGTGATGTCATAAGATGCATCGTGCGCAGCTGCCTCGTCCCATCCAAGTTCAGCACATTGACATAGTGTACCAAGTTTGAAATTTGGGAGGGCACCCCGGACTCGAGTAGTCATCCATGCTGCGGCTTGCATAACACAAATTGGTGGGTTCCAAAACCAACTACCGAAGTAGGCGTCTCCATTCTTTTCAAAAAATGCTCGAATAAAATCAGCATCAAATCGCGCGTTGTATGCGACAAAATGAAGTTTATCTGCTTTGTTGTATCTATCGCAATGTTTTTCTAAAATAGAGATAAGGTTTGTATAGGCTTCGCGTGGTGACAACGGTAATGCAGCCAAACTCTCAAGTGTCATTCCAGTTTTTTCGAGCGCCTGAGGGTCCGCGCCATCAAGAGAAAAGAATGGAGTAAACCGGTAGTCAATTGTTTCAAGAACATTTAAATTTGCATCAGTCAATATTCCGCTAATTTGAAAAATATTGTGAATGCGAGTATCAAGTCCAGTTGTCTCGGTGTCTAGAAAAAAGTATTTGTATCCAGGATATTTAGCGCTCATATGTTTTGAATGGGTATAGTTGTCGTGATAGCGAGATTGCTGACGAAAGAAGAATTGACTCTGCGCTAGACTCAGTCTGAGTCGCCTGCGAAAGTATATTATGTAGTATATTGGTATAAGATATATTAAAGTCAGTTTCCACTAACTCATTAGTTTGAACATGTTTTTGAAACTCAAGTGCGCTGCGCCAAGATGTGTTTAATTTAGACGCTGACGCAACCCTACACCACGAGTCATCTACAACTTCATATTCAAAACATTTTCCATAGTTATACCACACCGCACTCACAATATACTCTAATACATTAATACGAGTGGCGTTATAGTTTGTATAGAGTGAACTCATCAGCGTTCCATAACTTACAAGTTCAGCGGTATTATGTAAAAGTCCACCTTCATATGCGCCATGCGAATTTTCTTGAAGGTTTAGCGGGCACACCGCAAATCGACTGTCATCGAGTACAGGTAAACATAGTTCCAATATATAGGAATCAGTACAAACCTTTCTAAGATCATCTAATGTTAACATAAAGTGTGTATTTAATGCCCGGAAGAATATATACAACCGTCCCAACCAATGTAGTTGAATCTTTTCACCGTTCGTGTCGTGGGATAAAGATCAATATCATTACATACTCGCGAAGGACGATAATAACTCTTATAGTAACTATGTGGTCTTAATCGGTGAGAGTAAAAATAATGACTGGAGTATCCAGGAGTTATCAAATAATTAGTGGGAACATACTCGACTACGCAACTAGTTAAGCAGCACGCTAGGCAACAAATAGAGATTAATTTCATACTATAAGAATTTATACATTTATAAACCCCTCGGCCACAAGATAGGACACAATTGACTGCAGAGTCACTAAGTCTGGTTGGGGGTCCAATGTAAAGCACCCGTTTGAATAGTAGACATCATAGCCACGAAGGTGCGCAATAAAAGTTGGAGTTTGCATGTTAACTTAAGCCAGCAAAAAAATATAAAGAGTCATTAAAATTAAAATAAGCAAGGTAATGCCCTTCATAGACTTTGGTGCCGCTGCCTCAACAGCAAGCAGCGCTGCATAAATTAAAAAATTGTTAAAGTCCTTTTTAAAAATTTCATGTACTGCCCAGTCTGTCCACAATACTTGGAGATAAACTCCAGCACACATAAGCGCAAAAAAGATGCCTATCAGCGTCAGTGCCCATGGCTTTGATGTAATTCGTATCATATTATAGATTAGGCAAAGTTTTCACTTTTGTTTTTTTACGTGGTTTTGCTTCAATGCTAGCAATTTCCAGTTCTATGGAAAGAATAATCTTGTCATAGGAATGAATGACTGCGTCGACACTATAGCCTTCACGTTTGATAAAAAAACCAGAGGTGCCATCTTTCAACTTTTCACGACTTTTTACAAGAAGTTCAAGGTCCGTCTTTAATGTTTCGAGGTGTGTCATATTGTTGCTTACAGGGTAATTATATCATAAACCGCGACAAATGTACACAACTTTTTACCATATTATAAAAAATAATTTTTCTTATTTACATCAAATCGCATTCTTGATACAATATTAGCATAATGGAATTACGTAATGCACAAAAGGAGGCGCTCGAGGAAATACGCGTGGCTATTGAAAATGGTAAACGCGACATTTTTATTCAGGCCCCAACTGGCACCGGCAAAAGTCTTATTGCGCTTGAAATTTCTCGCCTGCTTAAGGCGAATGGGCAAAAGTCGTATATTTTGACGAGTGAAAAAAGTTTGCAGCAACAATATGAAACTGACTGCACGGGAAAATTCTCAACACATCATTCTGATGTTATGAGTATTTCGGGCATTGACACATACACATGTGACGTAAATGGCGAAAAATTCTCATTAGGCGTTTGCCGCAATTTGGGCCTAAGCAACAGAGAAGCAATAGCTTCAATGCCTTGCGCCGCGAGTTGTGGCTATTTAACACGGTGGGACAAGGCTCGACAAAGTGATCGAGTCCTAATGAATTATTCCTATTGGCTAATTCAAATGAATTATGTATTGCCCAAAATGTATAAAAGCCCGCCATTTAATCGACGCGATGTTGTTATATGCGATGAGGCTCATAAAATACCTGATATTATCGAAAATCATTTTGCATGTCGTCTCAACGAGAAAATCGTTAATCGTGTTGAAAGCATAATAGGCGCATTAGGCAATTTAGGTTTTAATTTTACCGTCTCCACAAAGGAGCTGCAAACGGCATTAAAACACGCTTTAGGGCATGCTGAAGGCGCACTACCGGCCGTGCATCATGACGCACTCAAACGTGTTTATGAAGCCTACACAAAGTTACTAAACTCGGTGTATGAAGTAAAATCAGCAATCACCGCAAAATACTTGCCACTCAACCTATCGCCTGAAGCATTAAAACAATATAGTGCTAAACTACCTCGTGAAGCTCGTGCGCTATTTGTACTCGCTGACGACATTAAAGACCAACATTGTAAAGTTGAAGACTATACAAACATGATTGAAGTGCACGGCCTTAAAAATCTTGTTGCATGTAACGGTGATGGCGGCGATCGCTCATATCATAATCTTTCTGACTATAACCTGTTTCATAAACATTTTCGTCGTCATGCAAACGTGCGAATATACATGAGCGCGACGCTGCAGCCTGAATTGCTAATACAGCGGTGGAACTTAAACCCAGCCACAACACATATAATTGATATACAAAGCGACTGGGACCCACTTAAAAGTCCAATTGTTTGCTGCGCGACAAGCAACATGTCATACGGCAATGGTCGCGCCAGCGTTGATGCTGCTATAAAGAAAATTGATCGATTGCTTGATTCCCATAGCAGCGAACGCGGCGTTATTCATACAACAACCAACCTAATTATGAATACCCTGCTTGTCAGCTCACGACACGCTAATCGTTTATACACTTACAGCGGGACAAGTGAAAAACTCGACTTGTTAAAGCGATTAAAAGAATTGCCGCATGATGCTGTATTGTGCGGGCCCTCGCTATACACCGGCATCGACTTGAGCGACGAGCTTGCACGATTTAATATTATATTTAAGCTAAGCTTTCCAAATGTAAGCAGCCAATTATGGAGTCGCCGCTATAAATTTCAAAAAGACGTGTACTTTGGCGAAACAGCTGCTGTGCTTGAACAAAGTGCTGGGCGTAGCACGCGAAATGCCGACGATTATAGCACCACCTATATTCTCGATAATCGAGCCGAAAAGTTTATAAGTGGCAATAAACGATACTTTAGCAAATCGTTTTTAGCCCGGACGTTATAGTTTGGATAAATGTCTAATCCACCTTAACAGATACTAGATCATCCGTTCCGGAACCGTTGGGCAATATTAAGATTGACCAGTATTTATACTCCTCTTCTATTGGGTTTTCTATATACCATAGATTATCTATATGGAAAAACATAGAAAACCCAAATAAAAGTGAAAAAAGTTTATTTTTTTTATGCCTCTAGAACCTGTACAATATAACGCAATATTTTGCTACGCACAATTTCACTATCACCAAACTTAAAGGCGTGAATATTGTTTCTTATTGCACTTTCGGTATTAAATCGAGAGTATACGTCCGAATAACCTGAGAGTTTGCCAATGTCTGACTGCTTAAGATCTCCGCATATTACATATTTGGTATTTTTTCCAAATCGAGTTAGTATTGTAACAAGTTCACTGCGAGTTAAGTTTTGAGCCTCGTCGACAATTACAATACTGTCATTAAACGTAAGGCCGCGAACAAAATTTACTGGAGTCGCACTCACGACATTTGCGTTGCGAAGTTGCAGACAGGTACTCTCGTCAGTAATCTCACGAATCTTTTCAAGGCATGGCATTGCGTATGGCAAAAACTTATCATCAACCTCTCCAGGCAAGGCTCCTATGCTGCGAGAGGCACTTTCAATTACGCTGCGTATATAGTTTATATGCTTAATCTTTTTATCTTTAAAAAGTTCAAGTGCAGCAAGTACAGCAATATAACTCTTAGCGCTCCCGGCTGGACCATCAACAAATACCATGTTTGTGTCTTCAGCTTTTATAGTATCATAAAAAGACTTATGAGCCTCATTAAAGTGAAACGGCTTTTTAATCTTAAAATTAAAGCAGAAATTTAAAGCAATCGAGGACTCAATAGTTGAGTCCTCGGTTACGAAATCAGATTTTGGTGTAGATACTCTTTTCTTTCTTTCCTTTTTTGCTGTAGACATAATGTTATGTGTTGGGGTTATAATTTTCTATATCAGACGAAATCTATTATTTTTACACCGCTAACCATTTGCTATAAGATTAGCATTGGCTTGCATGCGCTTAACTACTCCATCAGTTTTTATAGATGAGCGTTTTTTATATTCAGAGTGGTCTAGGTATTGTTTTGCCGCAGTTTTAAACATTCCCTTTTTTATAGATGTTACAAAGTCAAAATCCTTTGCCCCAACTTTATCAAGATCTCCTCGATATGATATATCAACTAGTGCTACTTTTAGCGGTAAAGATAGGCCATCCCATACGCCCTTAAACAGTATATTTGCCCGCTTATAATGTTTTTCGACGTCGGCATCAAACATTTGCAGCGCCTCGGCACGAGATAGAGTCGTAGATTTGTTAGACGCAACTCTATCTTTTACCCATGCTGCTTTTGCGGCATCAGAGCCATTTCCTATCAAATGGCCAACTCCAACAGTCCATAGACCCACGTCATCACGATATGGAGTCATAAAGCGATCATTTTTTTCATTTTCTATATTTCTACCAAATACCTCGTTTGGTAGTATATGAGACCGCGCCTGCTTTAGCACCTGAGATTTACTACTTGCACCAACCTCCTGTTGCTGTAATTTACCTATAACTTTTTTTGCGGTAGAGGTAAATTTAGCATCTTTAACCTGATGCTGCAATTGTTGTACGAGGTCAACTTGTTGAGTAACTGGAACACGTTGCTTATCCAATAGATCCATTACATAGTCAACTTCATACATACTCGCTCCAAGCGAAAATAATGCAAATAATACCTCCTTAAAGCCCTCATCTAATTGTGGCGACTCAAGAATGACTCGAGCAACCTTTACCAGTGAATCATCTTGTATGTTTATAGAATTCATATTAACGACCCACCGCGCGTTTTTGCGCATACTTGAGTTCCATTGCATTGCCGATATATTCGGCCTTAACTTTGCTTAGTCCTTTTTTAAGTTTACTTTTTACATCGCTTTCGCTGTTGCCAATTGCCATAAGAAAACTGTCAATGACTCCTTCGCCAGCATGAAAACTATAGTCATATGATGTATTACCAATTGTGTCCTGCGGCAATGCCTTATAGGCTGCTTCGTCAACAATTAGTCGATAGCTTTCTGTTGTACGAACAACTCCTACATGGGTGTATGTTTCCTTTACCTCATCAATCAAATCATATTTTTCCGGAGTATTTTTAAATGGAGGCCATTCACTCATACGCTTTGCAAAGGCTAATAAGGTCTTGCTCTTAGGAGTAAATAGATCAAGCATATAACCAAATACAGTAGAACGCAAGTCGTTTGCTTTATAGAATTTCTCCCATTGTTTGTCAATAAACATATCTGCTGTACCGCCACCACCACCTTCAGTAGGATCAAGGTATTGACTAAAGTTGCCCTGCCTGTGGTCAAGCTTGTCAATTTCATATACTAAGTTGTCGGAATTAATACTAGATGCTGGCACAGTATCACCAAACTTATGAGTGCTGCCTTCAAGCATTGCACGCGCAATCTCTACCAATGGGTCGTCTTGTATGTTATGAGTTTGCATATATTTAAATTAGATCCCAGGTATTTAAACCTACTCTTTTTAGAGCAAAATTTTGATTCTCTAAAACAGTCGGCGCAAAAGACTTGCCATTCACTATAACTTCGGGGCTTGTAGTTATATAAATTGGACCGGCGCCAGACAGTCGTCTAAAATAGACAATAGAATCTATTGACCAATTAACTGCTGTTTGAGAATTAATAGTAACATTAGTTTGTGTGACATGACTGCATTGAATATATTTATTGACATGTATAAGTCCTAAAGTTAGTGTAGATGTGGAAACTGGAAAAGCCGAATATCTAAACGAGTCTAACTGTGTTTGAATATTACTAGTTACGGTATCCAAGTAACCTAGTTCAGCCGCAGTTATTGATGACGCTGCAACATTGCCACTAGCAGTTGACACTAAAACTGCATTCGCCGTTAATAGATTTGTAGCTATAGTTATTGCCGCGCCAGTAATCAATGGTTGTTTTGAGTCTAACTGTGTTTGAATAGGACTAGTAACACTATTCAAATGAGCCAATTCATCGCTAGAAACGTTTCCAATCGAAGTTGTAATTGGCAAATTTACTAACCCAGTAAATATTGGGTTGGTGAACATTGTTTGTTTACTCTCGTTTGTAACCGCGCTAAGACCGACTGCAGCCTTATCTAACTTTTTCCAAGTCTTGGTTCCAGCATAGTATTGATCCGCGGCGGCAACCGGGATATTACCTTGCACCCCGCCAAATGTAATTAAGCCAGTCGCCAAATTACCTAATGTAATTTTTTTATTTGTGCCGGCGCCGCCAGTCATTGTAGTGTTATCGCTAACATCAACAATTTGTACTAAATCTGTTTCGGCTGGACCGGTGGGCGCTGTTGTTAATTCGTTTAACTGTGAAGTCTTTGACATATTATACTTTATTTATAGGTTGTACGTCAGCGTCTAGTTCAGTAGTTGCTGCCAACGTAAATTGAAGGGTTGGGTCGTAGCGCGCACTTTCAATCCATACGCCGTCAAACGTAGTTATTTCTTTATGAGTCTTTAGTAACTTTGTTGCTGCTGATAGGGTATAACCTTTTTGCTTTATTACGTACTCTATAACTGGAACTTCAGTGCTTGTGATAGAATGTGGTGCTGGAGTCGTAGCTGTATTTGATTGCATCAACGAAATAAACCAATCCTTTTTAACTTTTTTACCTGGACAAGTTTTGTTCGTCTTTGGGTCATCGCGATGAAACTTTAGAGTGTTTTCATTGGCGGGAATATCAAGCCACTCGAAGAGAGCTTTTGCTGTTGCAGCTGCATTTTTCATGCATGCCAAACCGCGACCACTACATGGATCTTCAGTGTCATATTCACCCAATACTTCAATGCCTATAGAACTGCGATTAAATGAAACTGCGTGTATGCCAGGGACATTCAACGGGGTCATACCAAAAATCTGATCGTCATCAGTAAAAAGATGCGGCCCACGATTCCAGCCAAGTGACATATAGTACGACTTTATGTTTAGTATATGTTGAGCCAGGAAACCGTTTGGCCGCTGTGCTAGGGATGGAGCTCCAGTGTGGTGTATCGTAACACTCTTCACATATGCAGGGCGCTTAACTCCCTTTAGATATTCTCTAAATGACTCTACAGTCCAAACTTTACCAACGTTTGCGTATGACATATGTCTTAATTATTGGAGTTTCCTATAACTATCGCGCGACGATATGACCAGTCACTATGAAACTTTTGTCCACGACCAGTAATTGATCCCTCTACAAAATTATATTGAGTATCTGGCAACAACGTTATTGTTACCGGGTCATAGAGCGCCGAATTGTTCACGCTTTCTTTTTTTGCGTTGAGCGAGTCGTTCAATGCGCAACTTTGAAGCAGCGTCACCAATAGCAGCAAGTTTATCAATTTCATCTTCAATTCGATCTATTTCAGTTTCTCTTTGCCACTGCACCCATGCAGCATATGCATTACATGCTGCTGAGATTGCAAGTAGCAAAGCATTCATTAAAGTCCCTTGTCCTTAGCCTTGCCAATGTTAAGCGCGAGTAAGTCAACAATCGAATAGAGCTTGGCTAGAAATGTTCCTGGAGCTGGAGTTGGTGTCGCAGCAGCAATTGCGCTGGCGAGAGCTATGGCTGCGGTAACAATTGTAAACCATGATTGGTCCTTAAATAGTGTGATTAATGTTTCCATATATTTTTATTATTTGTTATTAAACATAATATAAATGCATTCACTAATAGTATTTATACAAAAAGGCATATCAAAATGATATGCCTCTTCAATTGCTATAGGTCTAAACTCGACCATTTTAATTTGTCGTATTCACTCTTTAAATATTTTTTTACTTTACACTCTAAATTTAAACCACGATTTTTGCGGTTTTTTTGCTGTATATATTCATCAATGGCAACCGAGTCATTTTCAAAAAAGCAGGCATGTGATCCATCAGACCACTTCATAAGTACAACAATTGCGTCTTTTATTGCGCTCTCGCTCATGCTCCATTATATATTTTAGAGATAATTCCTTCAAAGGACTTTACCTTATCAAGCCGATTTGGCCAATAAATGTAATCCTTCTCTGGGTTTTTCTTTAAATTTGCGACGAGTGGCAAAATTGATTTATACAAAGAATCAAGACGAGCTTGAAGTTCAATCACCTCATCACCCTTCGCATTTGCTGCACGAACTACTTCAAGTTCGTCCTCAGCTACAGCAGTAAATCCAAAATCAAATACTTCTTCTTCTAACATAACTGGTTATATTTATTAAGAACCAAAGTCAAAACGAATCAGTTGGCGACCACCAACAGTACTGTTTTCTAGTGTAAGTCCCTCGAGAAACAATTCATAGTTGCATGTGTGCACCAGCATATCATTTGCGGCATTGATAATGTCCTTCCATGTTGGGTTTGTAAAGAATTTAGAATACACCGTTTCTTCATCAGTATACTCCGTGATGCGCCAATAATTAGAATGGAACACTACATTTCCTTCAATAACCGGTTTGGTTGATTGGATGTCTGGAGACTTTACCATCCAAACACCATTTGTAGTGCCAGCATCAGTAAAGATTGAAAATGTAACGCGTTTTTTGTTGCTATCAATAAGTGCATTACACTTTTTAGTCAGTTCGTCATATGATATAAGCTTAACGGCTGTTTTGTACAGTTTTGGAGTATCAATAGTTTGCATAGTTTAGTGGTGTTGTTATTTAGATCTTAAATTTTGCAATCGCAATCCGAGCAGCCATGGCTGGACCATAGAAGAGATCAAAAATCTCTTGCGGTAACTTCTGATTTACCGATAGGCCGTTTTCAGTTTTTGTGTCGAGTACTGCATATAAATTTTCTAGCGCTTGTAGTAATTCAGTGTTGTCCATATTTTGTGGTTGCTATTGCTTACATAGCTATTCTATCATAAACCGCAGCAAATGTACACCTTTATTTTCACTTTGGTAAAAATAGTTTAGTCTTTATACGGGTCATAGACATCGGCTCCTGCCATAGCAACGCCTAATGGAGTTAACTGATGCAAGACTTGTATAGTGTCTCCTTGAGCGGCCAATACCTCGGTAAGGCGCTTATAAGCGTGAGGACTTTCGTCGCATCCTCCTCCACGTAACTCAACACATGCCTCGGTTAACCATTCGTCCATCATACTTTGCGAAACTTTACCTCCGCTGATGCGGACTTTTTGGCCACCTTTCCACTTAGATTTACCGGCAGCCTCAGTGCGTGACATCACTCGACCGGCGCCGTGTACGGTCGAATAGAGTGAATCACGTGATAGGTCGCTTTGCATGCCTTTTAAGATGACACTATTTTCGCCCATGGTACCACCGACAAATCCACGTTGGTCTGGCCAAGCAGGAGTCGCCCCTTTACGAACGACCCACAAGTCAACGCCATCATGTTGTTCTTGCCAAGCATAGTTGTGATGGTTATGAACTTCGTCGATTATGTTTCCACCAAGGATACGAGCAACCTCAGAGCATACCCAATCGCGACCGGCATAGGCATAATCTCCGGCAAGTTGCATTGCAGCGATATATTCACTGCCAAGATCAGTATTTACGTCAAGCAACACTGGATCCACAAGGATTCCGTCAGTCCCACCACCAGCCTTGATGTAATGCGAGGCAATTTTGTGGCCAAGACCGCGTGATCCGAAGTGAACCCCGATCCATACTCGCTCTGCCTCGTCAACGAAGATGTCGACATAATGGTTACCGCTTCCTACGGTACCAAGTTGCGATCGAGCCATATCTTTAAGAGGCGACAACATCTCAATGTCATCCCACTCTGAAGCATCAAAAAGGGAATGATCGACCTTAGTCTTGTTGACGCGACCTACACCAAACGAGATATTGGCAACAACCTCATCCATGATGCGTGAGATATCACCCTTCACGTCCGATAAGGTAGCATCAGTGAGCACGGCCTTGTTGCCGCATGAAATATCGAACCCGACTGCGCTTGGTGAAATATATCCCTCATACGCAACGACTCCACCGACAGGTACCGAGTAACCTAGGTGATGATCTGCCATTAAGGCAGCTTTGTGGGCTCCTTTACGAAGGCAATTATCCATTTGATCCACTGCGTTCTGAAGAGGATCGCCAAAAACGGCTATGTCATTTATGATTTTCATAGTATTATCGGCAGGCTTTCTTAGCAGCTTCTTTTTTGCGGTCTTTAAAATAGACAGTAGCGGGGGCACACTTGTGGCGAGTTAACGCACGAAGTGCTATTGGGCTGTAATCAAAGGTAACTGTCTTATTCTTTTTCATGTTTTTAAACTTTCTTTATGCTGAGAAGACCATCTCATCTTCTTCGACGGTAAACTCATTCATCTCGTCCTCATCCTCGTCGTCATTACGATAATCTTCGAGATTGAGCGATTCCCGCCATTCAGTATTGTATTGATCGCAAACACCGTCACGAATAAACTCAACCAGCAGTTCAACTGCACCGGGATTATCCGCGAGGAAATTAGCAATGTAATGTCGACCAACAAATTGGCCTTCACCATAACCAATTCCCTCGCAAAGCTGTTCCAAATTGTGAACACCTTCGGTACCTTCAGTCCGGAAGGATGCGCCGAATTCTTGGTCAAGATAGGATTCAAATAAGTCGTGATTGTCTTCAGTCATGTTTTTCATATTTTGCAGTGGTTGTTTATGCGGTTATTCTATCAAAATTTGTATATGCCTTTTTACATCAAAGGCGAAAATACTTTGGACCAAGTTTAGCCGAGAATCTTGGCCATAATGGCTTTAACTTGGGCTTTAGTCAGAACGACCTCGCGACCGTCGACGAGTTGACCGATAGGGGTATTTCCATCATAAAAGAGGAACTGAACTTGGGCTGCGACATCTAGCGATTTCATGTTTTTCATATTTTGTGGTTGGCTTACATAGTTATTCTATCATAAACCGCGGCAAATGTACACCTTTATTTTCGAGAAAGTGAAAATAGTTGCCGGACGTATACCTGGTATAGAGAAAAATAGTCTTAGGATGCAAAATATGTGCTCAAAATATGAGCAATTGCATTGTCTTTTGCCTTTAATTCGACTTCCCATGTGACGTCCCTGTTGAGATCGACCATGTGTGGAAGGTGGGTGACATAGTCTGTGTGACTGCGTTTGCTGCCAATACCTTCGCTCCAATGAAACACTGGAACATATTTTCCCCAACTTTTGCGAAAACGGTCAACACTTTGCCCTGGATCGCATGACGGATTGCACATGTCATGAAGGTTATCATAGACTAGTGGGAGATGACCAGCAAAATGAGTGTACAGGTTTTCGCAGTTCCAATATGCTTTGTCTTCATTTTCTAATACAAGACGGGCACGAACGCCATCGCTACAGCGTGCAAGGTTTGTGAGAAAGCGACTGACATATTCTTCGACTGTCTCTTGTTTAAAGTCGGGTGTTTTATTTAGATGCAGACACATTGGTGACGTATAGTCCTGCTTACAACCCATCATATCAAGCGCATACGACTGGTGATCCAGTTCTCGAATAGTTTTGTCTACTACGTCTGGCCTATAACTCGATAAGACATTAAACTGGTCTGGATGGGAGCTTAGTGTAATGTCATGTGCCCTAGAATAGTCACCCGCTGCCTTTAAGTTTGCTACAATAGCGTCAAATTCGTGTATATCAGAATATTTGAGTTCGAGAGTGTGGTCGGTAATCAGTGGGAAAAGTGAACTGCTTACGCGGTAGTGCCGAGCACCCGATTCATTGCATGCTTGTAACGTGCGCAGTAGATGCTGAGAATTATGTAAGATTCGCTGAGAAAGAACTTGTAACCCAGCAGTGCGTCCCAATGAGCAAAACTGCTTTCGAGTCATCGTTTTTGCGGTGAGTTTTTGCTGAGTTAGTCTTTCACTAATACAAACTAGGCCAAGTCGTGGTGTCATGATGTATAATACACCATTTTTCAGGGTTTGTACACAAAATTATTAGAGACGTTCAAACGTATATTGAAACTCTTCTAATTCTATAGAAAACAGCTTCTCTATAATACTCACAGATTGCTCGTCATAATATGCTGAGTAGTGTTTGTGTGAACTCTTATTTCTATGCTCAAGCCGGCCGTCATATAATTCAATTTTATTGCATACAACGTCAAAATCACTAACAATATTTTCGTAACGGCCAATAAAGTCTATTGGTCGATCGATAAAGCTAAATACTGACCTAAAGTGAATATAGGATTGTAACTTTTTGTTTGTTTCAAATTCCCTCACAAAATCGTTAAAATCAGTAAAGCATGATAAATTAGATTGTGCCCAACTCGTGTCGCCATTGTTGCCATAACCGCCCCGCAGATAGTTGTATGCGCTTAAAATTCTATCAAACGGATTTCTAACAAACGCAAAGGTAAAAACCTTCTCAGTTAAATATCTCGGATACTTTGAAATTGGTTCATGACAACAGTGTCCATACAAGTTTAGAGCGTGCGATATAGAAGTTCCGCCAGTCTTTGGAACATGAATAAAGATGTATGGTTTCATATTTTGTATCAGATGCTTCT